GGTTGAACTTGATCCAGTTCCCTGTTGAATTCCGTCTACATAAACGCGACAAGTAGATCCTTCTCTAACCCATGCCAAATGATGCCACATATTAGGAGTAACAGCAACACCGCTTCCAGCAATTATTGTAGATGCTCCGATTACGAGCCCTATTGATCCCGCTGTTGTAGCGTCTATGAATAACTGATGATTGCCATTAGAACCTGAAAACACATTTGTGTATCCACTCGCATCTACAGCAGTTTTGAAAACCCAACATTCAACTGTAAAATCTCCAGAAAGTGTGGATCCACTCCATGTCAAATAATCTCCCGTTCCATCAAAATAATTACTCCACCCAGTCGGACTGAATGGCGTGAACGAACCTTGAGTTGCGTTTCCATTTCGAGTAATCGTGAAATTATTATTGCTAGAATCTAAAAACGCATGATTGTTGCCGTTGTTTGTTCCGTCAGCTTGTAATAACAAAGTCGTGTATTGAAACTGCGGATCAACAACAACAGTTACAGAAACACTAAATGCTTTAGGTGTGTCTTGGGATTGTGGGTCGGTTGCAAGTACTGTAAAATTATATGTTGTGTCGCTTTCTGGCGGAGAGGTCATTGTACCGCTGATTAATCCATTTGCAGCCAATGTAATTCCAGCAGGTAACGAGCTTCCTGCTTGTAGTGCATAAGTAATTGGTGAATCACCTGTTGCTGAGAGTGAAATGCTCCAAGCAACAGCTGCTTCTTGACCAGTAAGTGGTGATGTTGTAACCCATGTTGGCATTCCAGAATACTGAATACCAGGAACAAGAATAGCAGTACCGCCGTCATCGGTGTTGATCAAATAGACTAGATAAGTTCCAGCAGATTGAGCAGCAGTTGTAATTGTGACTGCATTCGCATTGTTGCGAGTTACTGACGGAGCAGCAGTTCCGTTGATATAGACCTGAACGTTAGTTCCGAATCCAGAACCATTGATGACAATCGAATCACCGCCGCCTGTGTTTGCAGCAGTATCATTCCCAGGATAAGTGATCGAAGAAATTTTAGGATGTAATGGTACGGTAACAGCAGCAGCAATTGCAGGATCTAACTGCGTCGTTGTGATTGTGCCAGATTGGATTTTTGTGCCAGGAATTGTATTGGCTACAATTGCACCGCCGTCTAATTTGTCTGCCATTCGAAAATCCTATGATTTTTCTTTATTTATGCATAAACAATTCCAGGCACTAGAATCGCAAATCCTCCATCAGGATTAATAGCATAAACCAAATAAGTTCCTGCTTCGTTTCCTGGAGTTGTAAAGGAAACGGAATTGGCATTAGTTCTGGAGACTGCAGGGGCAGCAGAAGTGTTTACATAAATCTGGATGTTCGCTGCGAAATTGCTGCCTGTCAATCGAACAGTTTGACCACCGCTAGTTGCAGCTGTTGTATTTGAACCGAAGTAACTAATAGATCTTATAAAAGGTCGACCACCATCGTTGACATAGTTATCAATCGTGGCGTCGCATTGATCAAGAGTAATTGTCCCTGGCACTATTCTATCGACAGGAATCGAATTAGTTTGAATTGCTCGACCGTGAAGTTTGTCTGCCATCTACTTGTATTTTACCATGCCCATGAGACATATGAATATCTTGTTCCCTTTGTCACAGGCATAACCTTATGCGGATACATAAAGTTACTTGGGAAAATCATAATCGATCCTGCTTTGAGATGAATCGCTTCGCTTTCCCAAAATACTAACTCACCGCCTTCATAATCATCGTTTAACGATCCTAGAATAGAAAGAGTCGGAATACCTTTTCGTGTTCCGTCAAACATACTATGAATATGATCACAGTGCAATTTCATTTGCGTGTCAGTGTTATAACGATTATATCGAACCTGAGTATAACCATTCCAACCACTAAACCAATCAGCCATATGCGCATGATCTTTCATCACATATTGCTCAATCGCAAACCAAATTTTCTTCTGAATCTCTTGAGTTTCTTCTAGATCTTTACCATAAGAAATCGAGAGTTCTTTATCGTAACTAATAAATTCGCCAGTGGTTGCTTGATAAAATGTATGCAGTTGCCAATCAGCTTTCTTTAACTTCTTGGCAACTGCTTTACATAGTTTCTTATCAAGAAAATCATCATAGATTTTCACATAATCTTTCACGTTCATTGACATCATAACGAATACTTCCTATTTTAGACCATGCCTGGAGTTTCAACCCATGCGCCTGTTTCTTCGTTCCATGAGAACATTTTGCCTTCTTCAACAGGCATTGCGACTGGTGCTTCCCAATCAGCAGTGGTGTTGTTCAAAGTCCATGAAGCATATGGCTTTGGTGGGACGAAAGCGTCTAGATCAGCATTGTATGTGTAGCCAACGCCAGCATAACGCTTGCGAATGTTACCGTTGTAAGATGTTTTCTTCCAAGTGCCACCAAATAGTTTTTCGCAGAAAGCAGCGCCAATGTGTTCCTTTTCAACACCGCTGGCATCTGATGTGTCTGCATTTCCTACAACGATGACTCGTAAAACAACATTATTTGCGTCTAATTCTGCAAAGTGTGCCATTTTTATTCCTCTATCAATAACTCTGTTAAATTGTGATTACTACCAATAGTTCCCTTCAAAAAAGTATTGAAGGATAAACTAATCCTCGTTTCCTCATGCTGAACAGTCTCAACCATGTGAGTCAAAGAAGATGGGAAAAGATATAATACTCCCACACCTACCTCTAACCACCATGATTCAGAATTATACAAATTAAATTCGATTGGATCTAACTTAATTTGTTTGTACTGCTCATTACCATAAAAAAAGATCTTATCTTTGGTGACATCAGCATTTACATAAAACACACCAGAAACAAAACTATTCGGATGTGCATGCTTGTGATGATAGCCGCCTTTCTCAGTATAATTCAACCAAGATTGAGTGATATATAGTTTCACATCATCTCTTGGTTTGTATATCTCAGTCAAGTATTTATTTGCTGACTCAAGTAGAAAATCGCCAAGTTTCTTTAAAGGCTTTTCTTTCAAGACGTAATTGTTTACGCTTGTTTGATTGCCCATATTTGGACGACGTTCTGCATCAGCAATAAACTTTAATTCTTGCTTTGTTAATTCTCTATCTAATTGAAACTTACCGACTGCTGTTGGAAATAATGTAAAAATATTCAAGTTGTAGCATCCTGTATTTGTTGTTCATATCCGCGGATCTCTTTGATTTGTTCCTCGGTCCATACTGTATTAATGGAATCTTCAAATGCTTTGATCTTTTCCATTGTCTCTTCGACTTCTTCTTTTGTAGGAACTGGTCTTGGATCTTCCCAACGAGAGAAACCTACGCCACCAGTCCATTCCCACTTTGCGCCTGGACGCAAGAGTTCAACTGCAGTATTAATTCCATACATACGATAAATTTTGTCAGTCATACAATTATACTCCCAATTACATATTAAAGAAACTATTTATGACCAGCGGAGAATGACAATACCTGAGCCACCAGTTCCACCTTGAGCGCCATTGGAATTAGGTCCACCTGGATTCCAGCCACCACCTCCACCACCGCCACCTGTATTGGTTGTGGCTGAAGTGCTTACAAATCCTGGACCAACTGCGCCATTACCACCGCCTCCAGTGCCACCAACGCCACCTAGTGTGTTATTGGTGCTACTATTATGACAGCCACCACCACCGCCACCAGCATAATTTACTGCAATACCTGTGATTGTAGAGGATACTCCTGAACCACCAGAACCAGCGCCAGTTGCAGCTGCTGCAGATGTTCCATTTGCACCTGCACCTCCTCCACCACCACCAGAATAAGTTCCACCTGGTGAATTATAATTTGCAGTTCCGCCACCATTTCCTTGCGACGGAGAAGTTGCTGGCGTATTTCCTGCGCCTCCAACCCCACCGAGAGATGGTTCACCTATGGCGCCACCGCCACCAGAACCACCAGCAACTCCATTTTGATAAGCAGGACCAGCAGAATTATATGCTCCACCACCACCACCACCATTAGATGTAATTGTGCTAAATGTTGAGTTGCCTCCAGAACCGCCGCTTGATGTTGCATAAGGACTACCAGTTGAACCAGTTGCTGCAGTACCGCCAGCACCCACAGTAACAGTATAAGTTTGACCTGCAGTTACAGATAACCCACTTCCAACGCGAAGACCTCCTGCACCACCACCACCTGCACTTAACCAACCACCACCGCCTCCGCCAGCAACAACGAGATATTCAACCTGTGTCGCGCCTGTTGGTGCAGTCCATGAACCTGAAGAAGTAAACGTGGCTAGATTTGCATTCGCACCAGAGATTGCTTTGATGATAACTATTCCAGATCCGCCAGCACCACCCGCGCCATAGGTGTTAGGATTCCATCCACCGCCACCGCCACCACCGCCAGTGTTTGTTATTGCATTATTTCCTGCATATGGAACTGTTGCTGGGTTTCCAGAATTCCCATCGCCGCCACCGCCAGCACCACCAACCCCACGTGTTGTATTTTGCTGTGAACCACCACCACCGCCACCAGAATAAAAAGTAGAAACACCAGACATCGTAGATGCTATGCCAATTCCACCATTTCCACCTGCAGAACTAGTTCCAGTATTACCTGATGCTCCTCCGCCACCTCCTCCGCCTCCACCATATCCAGGTGGTGCATTTCCAGCTGCATTGCCGCCATTATTTCCTTGTGATGGACTTACAGCAGGTATATTTCCTGTTCCGCCTGGACCAGAACCACCAGATGATCCACCACCACCACCCGATGCACCATTAAATCCTAGATTCGGCGAACCTGCAGCTGGAGAATTGTGACTGCCTCCACCGCCGCCACCAGAAGAAAACACGTTTGATGATGCATTGCTTGTAAGAGCAATAATAGATACGCTACCATTTGATGCAGCAGTTGATGATGGATATAATCCACCATTACCACCAGCACCCACTGTAATTGTATATGATGTTGCTGGTGTAACTGAGTATCCAGATCCAGTTCTGAACCCACCTGCTCCTCCACCACCACCTAAAAATCCTCCACCAGCTCCGCCACCAACTACAAGATAATCGATTAAAGTTGTATTGGCTGGAGCAGTCCAAGTTGTTGATGTTCTGAAGACCCAGACATTGGCAGCAGCATTTGCGTTTGGTCTTGTGTATTTGATGACTACGACGCCAGAGCCACCTGAACCAGAAGCATAAGTTGTTCCTGGATTTGTGCTACCACCACCTCCACCACCACCTGTACTTGCAGTGCCGTTATTGGCTGTGCCGTTAGGAACAGAATTTCCACCACCACCAGCACCACCAGTGCTAGCTCCTGCAGCAAATGTTGCGCCGCCAGCACCACCACCAGCGTAAGTTACAGAAGCACCAGCAATTGTAGAGGAGGATCCAGCACCGCCATTACCACCAACTCCTGGTGATGATCCATTATTGCCAACTGCTCCTGCGCCACCTCCACCACCAGCTCCACCTAATGGACCAGCAGCTCCTGTGCCACCATTGTTTCCTTGCGATGGAGATGTGCTTGGCGTATTTCCGACACCACCGTTGCTTGTGGTTGATCCGCCGCCGCCACCGCCTGAGCCACCACTTAATCCTATGTGTAGTGGTGATGCAGCAGCACCGCCACCTCCACCACCCGCCGATGTTATCGCATTTGGAGAATTACCAAATACAGAAGAAGATCCATTTGAACCAAGTGCATTAGTAGCAGGAGAAACGCCATTTCCACCTGCTCCAACAGTTACTGTATAAGATACGCCAGGAGTTACAGAATATCCAGTGCCTGTTCTAAATCCACCAGCACCGCCGCCACCTCCACCATAGCCAGATGAAGGTCCAGCCCCACCACCACCTCCACCACCGACAACAAGATATTCGACTTCGCTTACACCTGTTGGTGCTGTCCACGTAGTTGTATTAGCGAATACTTCAACAATAATTTCTTGTGCGGCGACTGGTCCTCTAATAAAATCATAATATCGCATCTGCGTAATATCTTCAGCACGCCAAATGCCTGCTGTATTTGCAGCATTACTGCCTAGCAAATTGCGTTTACCAAGGAAAAGATAACTCATGTCAATTGAAGAATGCTGAGTGAAACATCGATGTGTGCGTTAGAATTTGCATTTGCGGAGATATAATCGCCAGCTTCGAGAACGAGTTTGCCAGTCAAGAATGTCGTTGCAGAATCAGCAGGAACAGGAATGTCTCTTGCCAAATACTTTGTGCTTGCTCCACTGGCATCAGTTGCAGTGACAGAGAACATTGCAGCATTCGCGCCATCACTATTTGCAATCTGCCCCATGAACACAATCGAAGTTGTAAGTGCTGGGGAAGTATAAAGGTTTTGTGAAGTAATCGCTGCTGTCGTTAGCGTTGCGTTTACAAATTTAAATGTTTCTGCCATTATTGACTCCGATTAGGACAACGCGATGACGAGTCCGATTGATGCTTTTGTGTTTGCTTGCGCATATGCATTATTTGCCTGTACATAAGCAGCCGTTGGCGCAGCACCAAGAGCAGTCAATGCTGCTGCTGATGTATTTGCTCCTGTTCCACCTTGTGCTACTGATACGACTACTGGCATGAATGTAACCTCTTTGTATTTATTTTATGACCAACGAAGGATGACGATTCCAGAGCCACCATTGCCGCCTATAGATTGTGGTTGTGAACTGCTTTGACCTGATCCACCACCGCCACCACCGAGTCCTGCTGTTCCTGCTGTTGCAATTGCACCAGATGGTGTTGAAGCAGCACCTGCGCCACCACCGCCAGTTCCACCTGCTCCTGCATTGCCTCCTGGATTTGGATTGTTGCCACCGCCTCCACCACCAGCATATGTAACTGCTGCACCAGTGATGGTTGAACTTAATCCTGCGCCACCATTGCCACCTTGGTTTGATGCACCATTACTTCCTGCGGCACCTGCGCCTCCACCGCCGCCTCCACAATACAGCGGCTGACCTGTTCCATTACCACCACTATTTCCTTGTCCTGGAGTTCCTGCTGATCCTGTGGTAGAATAACCATCACCACCACCAGCGCCGCCACCAGAACCTCCTGATGACGCAGCAGGATTATTTGGTCCGTATCCACCACCAAATCCTCCGCCAATAGAAGTAACTGCATTAAATGTACTGTTGCTTCCTACTGTACCTGTTGTTGTTAAACTGCCACTTGGACCTAAACTCCAACCAGTTCCGCCGCCACCAACAGTTACTGTGTATGTTTGTCCAGGAGTAACAGCAAGATTAGTTCCTGTTCTTAAACCACCAGCACCACCGCCACCACCAACCCATGCTCCACCACCGCCACCACCAGCAACAACGAGATATTCGACTTGCGTTGCTCCAGTAGGTGCAGTCCAAGAACCAGAGGATGTAAATGTTGCTACGTTTGCGTTAGCACCAGAAACTGCTTTAATAATAACAATACCTGAACCACCAGCACCACCTATTCCGCCAACATTTGGACCAGGAGTAAATCCACCGCCGCCGCCGCCACCGCCTGTTCCTGCTGTTCCTGAAGCGGCAGTAGTTGTGCTAGAAGGAGAAGGCGCACCTGCTCCTCCGCCACCAGCTCCACCAGCACCATTTGTGCCGTTTTGAGAACCTCCACCACCGCCGCCAGCGTATGTTACTGAGGTGCCAGATAATGATGATGCAGTTCCTGTTCCACCTGCTCCACCAGCCGTAGAGATTCCATTACTGCCAACTGCACCAGCACCACCGCCACCGCCGCCACCATAATTTGGCGCGCCTGGACCACCGTTTCCCCCATTATTACCTTGCGATGGTGCAGTTCCTGGCACATTTCCAGAAGCACCTGAGTTACTCCAACCTGATCCACCACCAGAACCACCTGCTAAACCAATATTTCCAGGAGCTCCTGGTGATCCAGGATTATTGCCATTTGCTCCTCCCCCTCCGCCAGAAGATGAGACATTTGCTGAGGAGTTTGATGTAAGCGCAAAAATAGATACAGAGCCGTTTGCTCCTCTTGCATTGGCGTCACCAGCCGAAGGATATGTTCCACCGTTACCACCAGATCCACCAGCGCCCACTGTAACTGTGTAAGATGTATTTGATGTAACTGTATATCCAGTTCCAGTACGGAATCCACCTGCGCCACCGCCGCCTCCCCAATTGCCGCCGCCACCGCCGCCACCACCAACCACCAAATAATCAATCAATGTTGTTCCAGCTGGAGCAGTCCAAGTTGTTGATGTTCTGAAGACCCAAACATTGGCATTAGCGTTTGCGTTTGATTTTGTGTATTTAAGAATAACTATACCAGAACCGCCAGCACCACCAACTACGGCACCAGATGTTGATGGACCAGGAGAACTTCCCCCACCGCCACCGCCGCCAGTGTTTGTTGTTCCAGCAGTTACTGCACCGCCATTTGTACTTCCAGTTCCACCTCCACCAGAACCACCAGGACCTGCAGTTCCAGGAGCAGCACCGCCTCCTCCACCACCAGCATAAGTTACACTAGAACCTAAAATTGTAGATGTAGTACCGTCACCACCTGCGCCTGCAATATTTGTGCTTGGACTTGCGTTGCCACCAACACCACCAGCTCCACCGCCACCACCACCGCCACGAGATGCTGGAAAATTATTATTTGATGTGCCCCCATTATTTCCTTGCGACGGACTTACAGAAGGGACATTGCCTAAACCAAATATATTTGGTGTTCCTGTAGAACCGTCCCAATTTGCACCACCACCAGAACCGCCGTCCGCCCCCTTTATATTTGATGGAGTTCCATTATAACTTCCACCATAACCGCCGCCAGCAGATGTGATGGTGGAAAATATAGAACTCGATCCGTTAGTTGAACTGTTATATCCACCACTTCCACCAGCACCAACAGTTACTGTATATGTGTTACCTGGAGTCACTGCAAATCCAGTGCCTGTTCTGAATCCACCAGCACCGCCGCCACCATGACCAACAACTCCTGGTCCAGAACCACCAGCTCCACCGCCACCAACAACCAAATATTCAACACTTGTCACACCTTCTGGTGCAGTCCATGTAGTAGTATTGGCAAATGTTTCTACAACAATTTCAAAAACAGTTGGTGCTGGCGTTGCCCCTCGCGGATTTAGTATTCGCGAAGAACTTCGAAGTGTGTTGAGGAGAAACGACTTTGTTGCCATTAGGTGATTTCTGAACCGAAGATGCTAATTGATAAACTGTTTGCTGATGCGTTTGCTGAAATCACATCAGTGTTGCCAAGAGTGAGCCCCAAAGTCAAAGCAATTGAATCGCTTGCTGCAGCAATTGCATCATAAGCAATGTAGTGCTGATTGGCTAATGCTGCTCCAGCAGGTTGAACTGCGAGTCTGTAGTTTACATTTGAACTTGTTCTATTTGTAATCACAACCGTTGAAACAACTGCTTGAGTTGCAGCAGGGACAGTATAGACATTTGCTACCGCTGTTGTTACTGCTGCTTGCCCTAATACTTTATAATTTGTTGGCATCTTACATACCTGCTAATAAAAATGGATTGAACCCTGCATCTGCAGCGGTAAAGGAAACATTCGCGTTTCCTGTTGTTGTATTCGTTACAGTCACTTGAACAGTTCCAGTGTTCACGAAATTATAATTTGTAACACCAAGATTGACGCGAGCTGCAGCAGCTGTATTCGCTCCTGTTCCACCGACATCTATTGTTGCGACTGTTGTTGACATTTTCTATTCCTATTTATTTTATGCCACTACCACATATAAAATTCCTGGCGCTCCAGCACCACCTGATGGGTTAAGACCTCCATCAATACCGCCAGTTCCACCACCGCCGCCTCCAAAGTATAGCGACGAAACAACAGGGAATCTAACCCCTGCGCCAGCACCACCACCGCCACCTGAGTAAAAATAAATTCCACCACGACCAGCAGTCGCAGCAGGAACACTAGTTCCATCATTTTGCGCTGGTCCGCCACCACCACCGCTAGTACCTAATGCAAGACTTCCTGGGAAAGTGCTCGTATCTGTAGAACTTCCACCAGAACCACCTGCCGCACCATTAATAGGTGGCGAGTTGTCACCGAATCCACCGCCACCACCGCCACCTCTTGCTCCTACGCCAGAAGTGCCTGAACCACCAGGATTAAATCTTGGTCCACCCGATCCACCTGGACCACCACCATGACTTCCAAATGATCCTAGTGTGCCGCCAGTGCCACCAGTTTGACTGACAGAACCGCCGCCACCACCAGCCAACGAGAATATGGTTGAGCCAGATCTTTGAATAATCGTAGATCCGCCAGCACTTCCATCAGCATCAACGCCACCCGAACCACCTGAACCAACAGAATATGTTAATGTTTCTCCAGGAGTGACGTTTATTGTATATCCGACAATTTGCGATTCACCACCACCGCCACCAGCACCGCCGTTAGAAGTTGATGGGCTCGAGTCTGATCCACCACCGCCTCCTGCAGCACCATAAACTTTAATTTGTGCCACGCCGACTGGTATTGTAAATGACGATGACCCACTGGTAACACCTAAAATCAAAGTTCCAGGAGCTGGACCAGCACGTCCACCACGCCTTCCATAACTTCCTATTGATCCAGCACCAAATGTTCCAATCATTGGCATAGTTTATTCACCTTATGCAAACTGAGTTTTGGAACCAAGAACAGTATAAGTTGCCGAGGCAGTTTTAAAAATTGTAAACGAATACACATCAATTGAATTCGCTGATGCTGTTGGAGCAGAACCACCTGACCATTTAGGTGTGATTGATGTTCCATCAATTTGAACATTCGCAACTCTATGTGCAGTAGCGCCAGTTGTAACAGCAAAGGCGATTGTCATAGCCTGATTCGTTGACATCACGCTGTTTAGATTGACTGTTGTATTTCCACGAATGTTCAATGTGCTATTCGCAGTTGTATTTGCTGTGTAGTAAACCACTGCGCAATCAAGAACATCAAAGTTGACATTCGCGCCCATTGCAGTTGCAGTAATATTAGACTTTTCTAAAACTTCTTCAAGAGTTATCGTGCCGTTTACATGAAGTCTGGTGTTGGGCGATGTTGTGCCAATACCAATGTTGCCAATATTATCAACATGTAATCTTGCAACTCCACCAGTATAAATGTTCAAAGGTAGATAATCGCCAGTTCCAGTATTAGTTGATTGGAGTCTAGCATCAGTTGATGTGACGGTAAGTGTGACACGACTCGCATTAGTTGGATCACTATTATTAAATGCACCAAATTCTGCTGTTGTTGTTCCGCTCGTTGGTATAGCATCAACACGTGTTGCAGACGATGCTGATGTTGTCTGGAACATCAATCGATTAGCAACTGTTGTATTGCTGAAGTCACCAAAAATTCTTAATCCTGATCCAGAGAACGTTAAGTTCCCTGTCATCGTATCACCAGCTTTTAATACAGCATTCGCAGCAACAGCAGCTGCATTATTTGCTTGGCTATACGCCGCAATTGCTGTATTGTATGCAAGATTGGCTTGACCGTATGCAAGATCACCAGTAGAGGTTGCAAATATAAACGGAGCAACTGATCGAACTTCAATAAATGTTCCTGATGGTGGTGCTTCAGTAAATGTAATAATATTGCCACCGACAGAATAATCTGTTACAGGCTTTTGTGCGACACCATCAATAAATGCGAATGTCTTTTTAGTCGTACTGACTGTTGACATCGTGAACGATACAGTATTACCATCGCCAGTAAAGATATCTGATTCAATTCTTGATTGATTTTCAGATAATCTAAACGCACCGACTGTTCTAACTTCAAGAACAGACCCATTGGCAGGTGGACTTGTTAATGTAAGTGTTGTATTACTCACACCACCAACTGTAAAGTCAGTTCCAGGTTTTTGTGAAACACCGTTTAAGAATACAAACGTCGAATCAGTTGTGCCTGTTTGAGATAAAGTAAACTGAGTGCAAGAACCAGTTCCCGTGAATTTGTCTGAATACAACGAAACTGGTGCAACGTTGATGTCAACAGTATCAAATGCGCTGAGTGTTCGAGCTTCGATTACTGTTGCGTTTGCTGGAGCAACATTAAATGACAACGTTGTTCCGCTAACTTGATAATCATATTCTGGACGCTGAGCAACGCCATCGAGATATATAAACGTTCTTGATGTTGTTGCTGTTTGTGTTAATTGATAACTAGTGCATGCGCCAGTTCCAGTAAACACATCAGATGTTACGACTGTTGAACCAACACCACCACCGTAGATGTAAACATCGACATTCGCGCCATTATCAGGAGCAGTTCCGAATGTAAGCGTACTTCCACTAATAGAATATGCTGTTTCACTCTGGAATACAAGATCAACAAACACAAGAGTATGAGTTTGATCTTCTGGTTCTGTCGAAAGTGTGAAGTTTACTGTATTTCCATCGCCAGTAAAGTTATCGCGAACAACTACTGTTCCACCACTTGATGCAAAAGAAATATTTGCATTACCGTTTGCACCAGGAGCAACAGTTATTTGAACTGTTGCAGTGTTAACAAAGTTGAACCCATTTGCATTGGTCGAGAACACACCATTTGAAGAAACAGAAATGTTCGCAACTGCGGATGCTAGACGATTCTCTAGATTCGCAACTTGGGCTATTCTTATAATTGGTTCAGACATTTAACACTCTTAGATTTATTGAATATTTATCTGCGCAATTACGACCAACGAATAATAACAATACCAGAACCACCTGCACCAGCACCACTGGTGTAAATTCCTCCGCCACCACCACCAGTATTAGGTGATGCAGAACTTGCTGGACCAACACCACCCGATGCACCACCACCAGCTCCTCCTGATCCTCCGCCACTTTGACCACCACCGCCACCACCACCAGCATAAATTGCTGATGATCCGCTGATCGTCGAGAATGCTCCTGGTCCACCTACGCCGCCAGTTGAAGATGCATTTCCGCCAACACCACCAGCTCCGCCGCCTCCACCAGATGCATTAGCAGGAGCATTTCCAGTGCCACCATTAAATCCTTGACCTGGAGTACCGAGACCAACTGTTGATGGATATTGTCTTTCAGCACCACCACCAGAACCACCTGTTACTTGTCTTCCACCAGCACTATCAACACCACCACCGAGTGATGTAATAGTGCTAAACACTGAGTTAGTTCCATTACTTCCTGCAGCACCACCGCCACCAATTGTAACTGTATATGATGATCCAGGCGAAACTGATAATCCAGAACCTGTTCTCAATCCACCAGCACCACCACCACCGCCATTACCGCCAGCTCCGCCAGCAATCACAAGGTATTCAACTTGTGTTGCTCCAGTGGGTGCTGTCCATGTTCCAGATGAAGTGAATGTTGCAAGGTTTGCGTTTGCGGTTGCATATGCTTTGATAATAACGATACCAGAGCCGCCAGTATTTCCTGTTTGATTGCTAGGGAATCCTCCTCCTCCACCACCTCCGCCAAGATTTGCGGTGCCAGCTTGGGCAATAGAACTTGGATTGCCATTACTTCCATTTCCACCACCACCAGTTCCACCATTACCAGCTGTAGCAGGGCTTCCATTATTAGTTCCACCACCACCACCGCCAGCATAAGTTACCGAAGAACCAGACAATGTAGAAGCAGTACCGTTTCCGCCATTACCACCAGTATTTGTTGCTCCATTAGATCCTGCAGCTGCAGCACCACCACCACCTCCACCTGAATTTCCAGGAGAAACTCCACCAGTGCCACCATTGTTACCTTGTGCTGGTGCAACTGCAGGTGTATTACCTGTTCCACCAGCACCAGCAGGAGATGTTCCGCCACCACCGCCACCACCGCTTCCGCCACTTAATCCAGTTTGTGTTCCTGAATTGCATCCACCACCACCGCCACCAGCAGAAGAAACATTTGCTGATGTATTTGATGTTAATGCAAAAATAGAGGCAGCACCATTTGCGCCTCTATTTGAAATATCACCTGCAGCACCACCTGATCCGACTGTAATAGTATAAGATGTTGCTGGTGATACTGAGTATCCAGTGCCTGTTCTAAACCCACCTGCACCGCCTGCACCATAACCAGCTCCACCACCGCCACCACCGACGATCAAATAATCGATCAGCGAGACTCCTGTTGGCGCAGTCCATGATGTTGATGTTCTGAATACCCAGACATTGGCATTTGCACTTACGTTTGGTTTTGTGTATTTTAAAATTACTACGCCTGAACCGCCACTGCTGCCGTTATATCCACTTGGAGAAGGTCCACCACCAGATCCACCACCACCGCTGCCAGTGCTTGCTGGTGCTGCGCTCGGAGCATTTGAACCGCCTGCTCCACCATTGGCTCCACCTCCAGTTCCACCAGAACCACCAGAAACATCTGAACCACCCCCACCTCCACCTGCATAAGTTACAGAAGTTCCAGTAATTGAAGATGCTGTTCCATTTCCACCAGTACCTGCGCTTGATCCGCTGCCATTAGTTCCAACAGCACCCGCACCGCCACCACCGCCTCCAGCATAGAAAGGAGCAGAAGAACTACCATTTCCACCGTTATTACCTTGCGATGGAGAAGTTGAAGGGGTGTTTCCAGTGCCGCCAGCCCCTCCTGCAAAACCACTTCCGCCGCCGCCAGAGCCACCTGCGCGTCCATTTTGAGCAGTTCCTGGTGCAGAATTGTCTAATCCAGCTCCTGCACCACCGCCAGCAGATGTAATCGTATCAAATACAGAAGATGATCCATTTGATCCATATATGCTTGGTGAGGTTGCACCATTACCGCCAGCGCCCACAGTGATTGTATAAGAAGTATTTGGTGTTACAGCATAACCAGTGCCTGCTCGAAATCCGCCAGCACCCCCGCCACCACCGACGAATCTTCCACCCCCTCCGCCTCCACCGCCAATAACAAGATATTCAACTGATGTGACGCCTTCTGGTGCAGTCCATGTAGTTGTATTGGCGAAAGTTTCTACAACAATTTCTTGCGCTCCAACTGCGGCAGGTGTCGCGCGAGAATTGAAAATTCTCGTGCTTGATGCAAAACTTTGAAAGGCAAATAACTTCGAAGCCATATTAGGTAATTTCTGTTCCGAACACGCTGAACGTGATTACATTTGAAGATGCATTTACAGTGATCACATCAGTGTTGCCAAGAGTTAATCCAAGTGATAAACCAATCGCATCGCTTCCTGCAATTACAGAATCATAGGCAATATAATATTGATTTGCAACAGCAGCACCTGCAGGAAGCACTGCGATTCTATAATTCGTATTTGAAGAAGATCGATTCGTGACAATAATTGATGAGACTACTGTTGATGTTGCTGCTGGAACTGTGTAGACATTTGCAAACGCAGTTGTTCCAGCCACTTGTCCTAGAATTTTATATCTTTCTGCCATTGTAATGTCCTGTTATAAACTGAAAAAGACTTTTGCGAATCCACCACTAGCACTATTTGCTGCAGCATATGCATTATTCGCTGCAGCATATGCAGCGTTGGCTTGACCATAAGCAGTGTTTGCTTGAGTGTGTATTGTTCCAAGATCTGTTTGTAATTCTTGAACTTGATATTGTTTTGGTTTTGCCATTATGCTGCAACCTTAATGATTACTATACCTGATCCACCAGTGCCGCCACCCATATAACCAGAAGGACCATTGCCACCGCCACCGCCGCCACCACCAAGACCAGCGGCTCCATTTGTCCCGTTAAGAGTATTTGATCCAGCACCACCACCACCTGATCCGCCAGTGCCTGCAGGAGCTGGGGCAACGTTGCCAGCTCCACCACCGCCACCAGCGTAAGTTACAGATGTGCCTGTGATCGTAGATGCTGCACCATTACCGCCATTACCACCAGCAGAAGGTGCTGTTCCACCACTATCACCTGCCGCTCCAGCTCCACCTCCGCCACCTGCGCCCTGACCCGCTGCAGCAGAAGGTGTTGCTGCTCCACCATTATTTCCTTGAGATGGTGATGTTGATGGAGTATTGCCAGCACCACCTGACGATGGTCCACCATTTAAACCGCCACCACCGCCTGATCCACCAGCACGTCCATTATTGCCAGCACCTGCAGGAGCATTATACGATCCGCCACCGCCGCCACCTGCAGACGTTATTGTATCAAAAACTGAACTAGATCCATTGGATGCTTGTGGATTAGTTGAACTAACACTATTTGGTGATCCTGCACCACCAGATCCGACAGTAATGGTATAAGTGTTTCCAGGTGTAACTGCAAATCCAGTCCCTGTTCGGTATCCACCAGCACCACCGCCTCCGCCAATAGTTCCACCTCCTCCACCACCAGCAACAACGAGATAATCAACGGAAGTGACGCCAGTTGGAGCAGTCCAAGTTCCAGATGTGGTAAATGTATAAACAGTTCCAACAACAGTTGGTTGGGTGTACTTAATAATTGCTAATCCAGAACCACCAGCACCGCCAGCTGCAGCATACCAATTCCCACCTCCTCCACCACCAGTGTTTGTTTGACCTGCAGTTGCGAGTGCGCCGTTTCGATATCCGCCATTTCCACCACCACCAACTCCTCCTGGTCCGCCATCTTCAGCGCCGCCACCACCACCTGCTATGTAATATAATCCACCAGACAATACACCAAAACCAGCAGATTGAAGTAACGTGCTGTGTACATTGGTTCCTGCTCCACCACCGCTTCCAGCTGATCCTGCTTTACCTGCTTCTCCAGCTCCACCGCCACCGCCAGATCTGCCATAACCACCAGAACCACCACCTGCAGTTCCCTGACCGCCATCATATCCTTGTCTTGTTGCACTAATAAATGGGGATCCTGGATATACAGCGCTACCGCCTGGACCACTGTATGATGGTGTTGCGCCGCCACCTCCACCTGATCCGCCATTTTTACCAGCAGATCCTGATCCACCATTATAAGCACCGCTTGTCCCACCACCAACAGCTGTTGTCATACTGAATGCACTTGAATTCACACCATTGCTGGCAGCAGCTCCACCAGCACCAACTGTAATTGTATATGTTGTTCCTGGTGTTACTGAAACTGAATTATTGTATACAACTCCACCTGCACCTGCTCCGCCAGCAAGGTCATTTGTTCCACCGCCACCACCAGCAACTAAAAGACATTCAACAGAAGTAACGCCTGTTGGGCATGTCCAAGAACCAGTTGATGTGAATGATTGAATGACAGTTCCTGTGCCGAAACTGACACCAGTGGTAGAAAACGAAGCCATCAATGCTAAATGAATACCACCCATCTTATGATACGCTTCCTGTAATTACGCAAGAATTTGAACTAATATAAAGAACTGTTGCAATGCCGCGAGTTGCTAGATTAAGAGATGTTCTATTTGTATTATTGCCAGAAACATATGCTGCCGCAGTGCTCAATGTAAGCACAACGTTGCTGCTTGTGTTATTGTAAACTGAAACAACATTACCACCACCAAATGTGGTGTTCGGAACTGTAATGCTTCCGCTAGTTGTTACGATCACCAAACGACCAACATCATTTGCAGCGAGCGTATAACTGGTAGATTTTTCTGAACCAGAAATCGGAATTCCACGAAGATTTCCGAACGTGTCGCTGATCGTTGCAGCGCCATCTCTTACGAGCGCATACCCACCAGCCGTGGATCCGTCATGAACGACGACTGTTTCTTTATCAGTATCAATCGTCAATTCACCATTTGCACCAGTAACTGATGCAGTGGCTGCAGTTCCATAACGTCTAAATTGTAATGTTGTTGGCATTTTAGTTCTCTCTTAAATCGTACAATTATTTATCGTAAGAAGTCCTTAATTGAGGTCTGTTGGGTTAAATGGTAGAGTCAACATGAGATCATACGCATCGCTTCCAGTCATCAAATCTGTCGGTAACGATTCAGAAGATCTCTTTGTCAAAAGAACTCTATTATAAGTTACAAACGAAGTGGAATCAGTTGCAGTAAACAATAGTCGAACGTTGCTTCCGCTTATGTCAGAAGAAAACACGCCAACATTCGAACCAAAAGAAGATGTTCCATACTGTATTAAATTTGTAGTAGAGTCATCATGAATAATCATGATTTCAGTGGCATAATATCCAGCGCCACTTTCAACTTGAACTTGATACTTACCGCTGCGATAGGTATTCTTAGACCAAGAATCGACTGTTTCAACAGAAGATGTGCTTGTGTTATAGTTGTATTCTGTTAAACCAGAACCTTCTAATGGTCCCAAATCACGAATATGTGTAAAGGTCAATACATCGTTAATCTCAGCAGCTGTATTTAACGTTACAGTATTTCCAGTCACTGTGAAGTGTAGATTTGGTGTGAGCAACAAACCATTCTTAGAGATAGAGAGTCGGCTTATTGCAGCAACATTACTCGTGACATAGAATGTATTCGTTTGCGAAGCGACAGTGTTTGAATCAACTTCAATTTTTGTATTTGGATACTCTACAATATTAACTTGATCAAAATAACGAACTTCGATCGCATCGTTTGCCGCACCAGATTCGATTACAGTAAGTGTATTTCCACTGAGGCTATAATCCGTATTTGGTGTAAGAACAATACCGTTCTTAATCACAAAGATATATGAAGGATCTGATGGTGTTAATGGTAGAGCATACGTTAAATTTGCTGCAGCATTTGTGGAAGTATAAGAAACAGTTTTGATGATTGTATTTGACAATCCAACTGGAACAGAAATTGTTACATTACTTCCACTTGCTGTTGCAGTTACACCACCACCAGTAAAGTCAATCGAAGTTACAGCTGATGTAAGAGTTGTTCCTTCGTCTTTAACGATAACGTTAGCTGCGCCACCGCCACCACCAGTACTGGTGAATGTAATAGATTTTGGTGATGCATTATTGTTTGCAGCAATCGAAATTCCACTGCCAGCAATAAAGTTTACAGTATCAAGACCAACTGCAACAAGTCCAGCATTTCCATCTACGTTCCAATTCTTGAATGTACTATTCAACTGAATCGTGACTGTGTTCGAAGCAGCATTTACAACTGCCATTCCAGAGTCAGAATCAAATTGAATTGTATTGATATTGGTGTAAGTATTGACTACTGTTGAATTGCCAGCATAAATTTCCTTAACGGTGATTGGCGCATTTGCCTTTTCATACGCTGCATTTGCTTGAGCATAAACGATATTCGCTTGAGCGTATGCACCGTTAGCCTGTGCATAGGCACCATTGGCTTGAGAATAAGCTCCATTTGCTTGAGCATAAGCACCGTTGGCTTGCGCATATGCGCCGTTTGCATCATTGTATGCAGCATTTGCTTGTGCATAGACAATATTTGCATGGGCATATGCACCGTTGGCGGTATCAAATGCTGCATTCGCTTGAGCATAAGCAACAATCACTGATGGTTCAATAACAATGTTGCCAACCATACCACCATGAATTGAACACTGATAAACATAAGTGTTGCCAACAATATTATACGGAACCTTCCAATACAATGTTCCTGAAACTTGCCCCTGAGCGCTACCGTCAGTAGAAACAACACCAGTTGAAGAAACGTGAGTCAATCCAGTGTTATAATTTGCTCCGCCGCTTGACTGACGAATCATGAATGGGTGACCAGAAACGTTTAGATCGAACGCTAATGTTTCACCGCCTCTAACGTATACAGTTGGATTATTGCCAGGATATTGATCAAGTAAATATGCAGAGAAGCCAGAGTTTGTTACGTTGAGTCGTGTGACTGCAGGTTGGTAATTTGAATTGGCTTGAGCATATGCTAGATTTGCCGTTGCGTTTGCAGTATTTGCTGTGTTATACGCAGCGTTCGCTTGTCCGTATGCATCATTTGCCGTAGCGCGAGCGGTATTTGCTTGAGCGTAAGAATCATTGGCTGTATTACGAGCAGTGTTTGCCTGCGCATAGGAATCATTCGCAGTAGTGCGTGCTGTGTTCGCCTGAGCATAAGCATCATTAGCTGTTGTTCGAGCAGTATTCGCCTGAGCGTAAGAGTCGTTAGCCGTATTTCTTGCAGTATTGGCTTGAGCATAAGAATCGTTAGCGGTCGTACGAGCTGTATTCGCTTGACCGTATGCGTCATTGGCAGTAGTTCTTGCAGTATTCGCTTGATCGTAAGATGCATTTGCAGTATCGCGAGCAGTGTTCGCTTGCAAATACGAGTCATTGGCAGTCGCACGAGCAACGTTGGCTTGTCCATATGCATCATTGGCGGTCGCGCGTGCCGTATTTGCTTGAGCATAAGCATCCAACGCAGAATCAAACGCATAGAAGAATGTGTCGCCGTCTGACCACTTCCATTGATCAGTATTCTCATCCCACTTAATGACAGCGTTTGTTGAACTGCCGCGATTGATTGTGATGAAACTATCAAGAGTTGGCGATCCAGTAACATTCGAATTGAGGATAATTTCGTTATCTTCAATTTTTAAAGTTTCAACATTAAGTGTGGTGCTATTTCCGAGTACAGAAAGATTACCAGAAACAACCAAATCACCAGAAATGGTTCCACCAGAAATATTAACTTTTAGATTTGCCTCATCATATGCATTATTGGCTTGGAGATAAGCAGCATTTGCTTGACCATATGCATCATTCGCAGTTCCACGCGCTGTGTTTGCCTGACCATAAGCATCATTGGCTGTAGTGCGCGCTGTGTTTGCTTGATTATAAGAATCATTCGCGGTTGTTCTGGCGGTATTTGCTTGACCATAAGCATCGTTTGCTGTGTCTCGAGCAGTATTGGCTTGAGCATATGCATTGTTACCAGTATCACGTGCAGTATTTGCTTGAGCATACGCATCGTTAGCAGTTCCACGAGCAGTATTGGCTTGGTCATAAGCAGCATTTGCCTGAGCATATACTATGTTAGCATGCGCATATGCACCGTTCGCCTGATTGAACGCACCGTTTGCTTGATTGTATGCAGCATTGGCAGTATCTCTAGCAGTATTTGCTTGGTCATAAGAATCAAACGCAGCGATTAGATTTCCACTGCCATCAATTTCAACACCAGAAACAACTAGTGTTGATCCATTTGATGTGATTACCGCATCACCCAAATGTAGTGCATTATTTGAAAGATAAAGATTCTTATATCTCTTGGTTGGTGAACCAAGGTCGTATGTAACATTTAAATTTGGCTGAACATTATTAGTAATGATGAAGGCACTCACATTGAGATTGCCTGTCATTGTATCGCCAGATTTTAGAACTCTGGTATTTGCATTATCATATGCAGCGTTAGCCTGAGCATAAACAATATTCGCGTGGGCATAAGCACCGTTCGCTTGAGAATATGCACCATTAGCAGTATCAAATGCGCCATTTGCCTTATCATAAGCAGCGTTGGCTTGATTAAATGCAGCATTGGCTTGTGCATAAACTATATTAGCGTGAGCATAGGCTCCATTGGCTTGAGAATATGCACCATTCGCAGTATTATTTGCAGTATTGGCTTGATTATGAGCGAGTGTTAGATTTGCTTGAGTCGCAACAACATTACCCATCAAGAGTATGCTATTTGCAGCAATGTTTGCGCGAAGTGTTGCGAGTGTGGTATTTGCGAAGTCGACTATGTTATTTTGGTGACCAGAATCTAATAGATTATCAAACAAATACCAAGTAGCATCTCCAGCATCGCGAGCAAACCCAGTATGACTCAAGTTGCCGCTGGTATTTTTCGTGGCAATAAATCCTATATCAACAATATCATTCAGAATATTATTTGCGCCAAGATAAATTAATGGGTCATCAACAGCATAAGTTGCCACATTGTAATATGTTGTATTACCAGTTATGCTTAAATTACCAGAAACGTTCAATGAACCATTAATTGTACCGCCAGCAATATTAAGTTTTAGATTGGCTGTATCGTATGCATTATTGGCTTGAGCGTAGACAATGTTAGCGTGAGCGTAGGCTCCATTTGCTTGGGCATATGCTCCATTCGCTGTGTCTAGAGCAGTATTGGCTTTGTCATATGCTGCATTCGCTTGATTAAATGCGCTATTTGCCTGACCATAAGCGTCATTCGCAGTTGTTCTGGCAGTGTTTGCTTGATTATAAGCAGCGTTCGCTTGATCGAATGCACCATTTGCTTGACCATAAGCGGCATTTGCAGTATCACGAGCCGTATTTGCTTGAGCATATACAATATTTGCGTGAGCATAAGCCCCATTTGCTTGGGCATATGCGCCGTTTGCCGTATCTAGAGCAGTATTTGCTTGAGCATATGCGTCATTGGCAGTTGTGCGAGCTGTGTTCGCTTGTCCATATGCATTGTTGCCAGTATCGCGTGCAGTATTTGCTTGTGCATAGGCTGCATTTGCAGAGTCATTTCCAGTATTTGCCTGATTGAATGCAGCATTTGCTTGAGCGTAAACAATATTAGCATGCGCATAAGCACCATTTGCTTGAGCGTATGCACCATTGGCTTGACCAAATGCTAGATTTGCTTGTGCATACGCTCCGTTGGCTTGAGCATAGGCGCCATTTGCTTGAGCGTATGCACCATTAGCGGTATCAAGAGCTGTATTCGCTTGAGCGTAAGCATTGTTGCCAGTATCACGTGCCGTATTTGCCTGGTCGCGAGCAGTATTGGCTTGAAGGTAAGCGTCGTTTGCTGTTGTTCTTGCAGTGTTGGCTTGACCATAGGCATCATTGCCAGTTTCTCTAGCGGTATTGGCTTGATCACGTGCAGTATTTGCTTGAGCATAAGCATCTAAAGCAGAGTCAAATGCATAGAAGAATGTATCACCATCCGTCCACTTCCACTGATTCGTATTTTCATCCCACTTAATCGAAGCATTTGTGTTGCTGCCACGATTGATTGTAATAAAGCCATCAAGTGTTGGTGATCCAGTTACATTTGAGTTGAGAATAATCTCATTGTCTTCAATTGCAAGAGTTTCAACATTTAATGTTGTGCTGTTTCCTAGAACTTCTAGATTTCCAGAAACGATCAAATCACCAGTGATCGATCCACCAGAGATGTTAAGTTTTATATTGGCTTCAGCGTATGCATTATTGGCTTGTAAGTATGCATCATTAGCAGTATTGCGAGCAGTGTTCGCTTGACTATATGCATCGTTACCAGTATCTCTAGCGGTATTCGCCTGAGCATATGCGTTGTTGCCAGTGTCTCTAGCAGTATTGGCTTGCAGATAAGCATTGTTACCAGTGTCTCTAGCGGTGTTTGCTTGAGCGTAAGAATCATTTGCTGTATCGCGAGCGGTGTTTGCTTGAGCATATGCGTTGTTGCCAGTATCACGTGCCGTATTCGCTTGAGCATATGAATCGTTGGCTGTGCTTCTTGCAGTGTTTGCTTGCTCATATGCATCATTTGCTGTTGTTCTAGCAGTATTCGCTTGATCAAAACTTGCGTTGGCTTGAGCGTAAACTATGTTTGCATGAGCATATGCTGAGTTGGCTTGAGCATAGGCACCATTTGCCTGCGCATACGCACCGTTGGCTTGTGCATAAGCGCCATTGGCTTGGCTATATGCACCATTTGCTTGTGAGTACGCACCATTGGCAGTATCAAATGCAACATTCGCTTGAGCATAAATGATCGTTGATGGTGGCTCAATAACAATATTGCCAACCATCGCAGAATGCACTTGACATTGATAAACGTAAGTGTTGCCTTGAAGTTCAAATGGAACTTTCCAATAAAGAACACCTGTTGTTTTACCTTGTGCACTCGCCCCTGTAGAAATTACACCTGTAGTTTCAACGTGAGTCAATCCAGTATTATAATTTGCTCCACCATTTGATTGGCGGATCATGAATGGATGCCCAACTACATTCAAATTGAATGCAAGAGTTTCACCAGCACGAACATAAAGTGTTGGATCGTCAACGATTGAGCCATATTGATCGAATCTGTATGCTGATGTTCCGCTAGAGGTCACATCAAATCTTGTTACAGCAGGTTGATAGTCTGCATTGGCTTGAGCATATGCAGCGTTTGCAACATCATAAATTCCATTAGCGTGAGCATAAACACCATTCGCTTGTGCATAGGCACCATTGGCTTGCGCATAAGCACCATTTGCCTGAGCGTATGCGCCATTTGCCTGAGCGTAAGCCCCATTAGCCTGTGCATAAGCGCCGTTGGCTTGTAAGTATGCACCATTTGCTGTTGTTCTAGCATTATTGGCTTGCTCGTAAGCATTTGCTGCTTGAGCAGTAACATTTAATCCAGCTGTTGTTGAGAATGTTCCAGCATAAATGGTATTGACGCCAGTTATGTCGCCACTTGCACCAGTTGTAACAATATTGCCAGTGACAACAAGACCGCCTGAACTGATGTTCAGCTGACCAGTCATTGTATCGCCAGCTTTTAGAACTCTCGTGTTTGCATTATCGCTTGCTGCATTTGCTTGCGCATACGCTCCGTTTGCTTGGGCGTAAGCACCGTTAGCCTGAGCATATGCTCCGTTTGCTTGCGCAAATGCACCATTGGCTTGAGAATAGGCTCCGTTTGCTTGAGCATAGGCACCATTGGCTTGTGCATACGCTCCGTTGGCTTGAGCATATGCGCCCAAAGAAGAATCTAGTGCATAATATACGCCATTGCCATCCGACCACTTCCATTGATCAGTGCTTTCATCCCACTTAAGAACAGCATTTGTCATTGATCCACGATTGATCGTTATGAACGAGTCAAGTAATGGTGGACCAGTTACATTTGAATTGAGAATAATTTCATTGTCTTCGAGTGACAATGTTTCAACATTAAGTGTTGTTGTATTACCGAGAACTTCGAGGTTTCCAGTTACAGTAAGACTTCCTGTAATTGTACCGCCACCAAGACCGAGTTTTAAGTTGGCTTCAGCATATGCAGCATTTGCTTGGTCTAGAACGTTTAAGCCACCACTAACAAATGATGTTGTAGCAATAAATGTATTTGTTAAAAGACTGTTTGCTTGTGCTGATAGTATAGAGTCGCCGATGTATACAGTGTTACCACCAAAGTATGCATCTTTGTATCGATAAGTTGGACTACCAAGATTGTATGTATTATTGACAGACGGAATTACGTTTTGCGTAATAATTGTCGCAGCAACATTTAAGTTGCCTGTCATCGTTGAGCCTGATCTATAAACGACTGTGTTTATAAGATCTAGAATATCGTTTGCATATAGATCGCCGACTCTCGTCACTTTGCCGAAAGTAACCTTACCGATCTGATTATTATTCGTAATCGTTATCTTCATTATCTGGACACCTGTGGTGTCACAGTTAGAATACCTTCTACGACTCGAGTTGTTATGTTATCTGTATCAGTCATCTTTACGTCATAAAGATAACGACCTGCTCTAATGTTTGCAGTGACTGCTGAATTTAAAGACATGATTAGATTTCCACCTGTATTACTTAAAGTGGTAATTGTCAGATTTGCAGTTACATTGGAAGAATAATAAGATTTGCGAACTTGACCCAAGAAAACGCACCCTGCGATATTGATCGCAGCGCCATCATCGCCAACTAAATCTATAGAAGTTTCGAAAGTTGTGCCCTGATCAACCGTTAACTCTGCGTATGGCATGAAAATTCTCTATGAACTATGTTTTTTATTCAGAATCGCCTACTTCCCAGTCAATATCGATGCTTGGTTTAATCACTCGGGTTATGGCACGTTCTTCTATTTTCTTATTTATATAATTCACGCCAGAGTAGACTCGGTATTCCTCGAGTAAATCGTCCTCGAGAGAGTCTAAAAATGCTCTAAATTCAATTTCTGATCTACGTTTTCTCTCTTCAATGATCTCTAAAGGAACAACAGGTTTAAAGTCCTGCTTTGATGTATGTTCATTAGATCCTTTATAGTGATAGCACGACATCCTCTTTCCGTGGAAAAATCGATATCCTGCAGCAAACGATGAGAGAGTTATCGCTTGCTCCTCTCCATGAAAGAATATTCTAGGATTGATTCCGACATTTCGAACCCAATCAGAGTGTGTAAACATATTTCCAGCAAAGATGTGTATCGCTGGCATCACGGTTTCAGTTGGAGGAATATGTTCGCCGTGAGCAAAAAGCCAAAGATTTGGATTAAACTGATAGAATCTTGCTCTGCATGTATAGTCCATGCCATGCTCTAAAACGACATTACCATCGACCATCTCGAAATTTTTACAGTTCGAACTGATAATGACTCTGTTTGACTCGATCGCTCTACAGCCTTCTTTATAATCGTTAATTAAATCGCGATCCCAATTCTTATCGAAAACCATGTGAGAGTCGATCTGATAATAAAAATCCTCGTCAGTTAACTGGAGAGCATTAATATTTCGAGCCCAACCAACACCTTCCGAGTATTGTGGATCGATTCGTTTATATTTTACATCGCTTCTGGCGACTAGATCTGGAAATAGAGTTTCTAAACTATTTTCTTTTTCATTTTGTTCAAATATGCCGTACACAACTTCTGTAATTGCAGACTTGGTCTGCATTAATGCTTTTAGAGTGTATACTAACAGAGGGTCTCTGTATGAGCATATGCTTACAAATATCTTCATTCTTTATTGCTTTCTTCTAGTGCGAAACTCTTTTTAATCATATGATTCTTTCGATAAAATTGCGTTTCGTGGATTTTAGGATCGTATGATAATATGCTTTTTTGTTCTATGTTTGGTGGTCCATAACCACATTCAATTTGTTTATTATAAAACGGAATGACGTGTAATAAAGGATCTCCCGCTTTAATCGTATACTCACACTTTCTTTTTGGAGAAAGAATGACATTCATAGTATGAAATGTATTATAATCAACAACTCCAGGATAAACATAAAAATTATCTAAAAACTCTACGTCTGCATGATACCAAGCAGGAAGAAGTAATGCTGATATATCTTTGTCGTAAGAAAATATTTTCCAAGGAGAATTGATATTATATGTTTTAAGTGGAATTCCGTCGCTTAATTTAAAAAGACCATCGACAACATCAGTTGCCATCGGAACTGGAGGCTTAAATGGAGATGCTTTTTGTCCCCCACCAACTAATGCAGCACATCCAGCTTTATTTATCTTAAAATGATAGTCTGACCAGGCTGGAACAATGTAGCCAAGTCGCGAATAGTCAAACATGCCAGGGCAGACTGGAAATGTGAACTTATTTCCGAGCTTTTCTACATGTGCTTGCGAGTTTACAGGAACATCTTTTGCTAATTGAATTGGTAAACTAGCAAATACGAGTTCTGATGAATCGATAAATTCTAACTTGTTTCTACCAATAGTCGATTGAACAACAGAAGTGTTTGAGATTTCCTTAATCTCATCGTCAATCGAATCATTAAATGTTTCTTTAGGTTTAAAAAAATCAAAAAATTTCATCGTTCATCTCTCAATTCATTTGTGTATACATTTTTTCTGGTCACTTGTTTCTTTCGAATCAATTCAATCTCATTAAATTCTTTATCTTTAATTTTTCTGACTTTTGGTTTTTTCGGAAATGAATTTCTCTTAATTGGGATTGCAGTCACCAGAGGAGTTCCTGCACGAATTAATCCATCAAAACCAGGCTGATTCCAAATTGCTGGAAAATTAACTTCCTTTGGATATCTATCAGTGTCAACTAATCCACCCAAACAAGTAAATGGAGTTCCAACATGATTAATTGGAGGAATAAACAATGTCGACCAGCCTGGAGCAGTCTTAATAATCCAATAATTGATAAACTTGATCGGATTGATTGGAAATCCTGGGGCTGACTCTCCACCAATTTGTTCAACGTTATGGCTATCTGCCAATTTCATTTCTGGTGGGCTTGTATACTTCATTTCTGTCATATCGTTATTGACCATGACATGAATATCACCACACAATGGTATTGTATATCCCAAAGACATTGCATCAATCATTGGGAAACACTTTTTAGCATTCATCGCAAAGTCATTGTATTCATCTCTCCGAGTCTTTGAAACTGGAGGAATAATTCTAAACCACTCAGGCAAATATTTGATTGCTGGCTTTGGTTCAGGAATGACATTCTCAAACTTTGGGTGACAGTAAAATTCAATCACATCATTTTTAAAAACACGAATCAATTTGTTTAGCATACTCTTTTACCCATAATCCAAGCAACCAAAGATTTACGAACTCCAGATTTAACTGGCGCAACTCTATGCGGCATCCAAGAAGCAAAGAATATTACAGAACCTTTTGGTGGTTTTATTGAGTGCGGTTTTTCTATATTTCCATCCGCAACAATTTGAAATTCTCCACCAGAATATTTTTTGGGGTCTGATAAAATTACCACTGCACTAATCTTTCGTTCGAAGCCATGAAATTCTGTGAAGGCATCAAAGTGCCAATTATAATGTTGCTTTGGTTTATACTTGGTGTATTGAAACGCATCAAAACCATCAATATCATACATGAAGTGAGAGTGGTTTACTTGACCCATCAATGAACCAAATTTATCAAATATCCATCTAGAATCTGGGCTCCATTTCAACCAAGAAATGTCACTGTCGCGATATTGTTTATTAGTGGTTGTTGATGGACCAGTTCCCATCTTACCCTCACTGAATTCTTGCAATTCTTCAAGATCAATAATTTTATCGACTTCTTCTTCAGTGAAATAATTATCAACAATACAAAACTGAGGAAGTGGTTTTATGTACTTTGTGAATGATGGCATAATATAACTCCAAGATTTAAATCATTATACTACAATCTATAAAAAATTTCAAGTTTATTCAATCTTCACTACTATGTATGCACCTGTTGGAACAGTGACTGGATAGGTCGCATTATCTGGATAGTCCCAATAATTCACTACAGTTTCTGGAACATATGGAGCAACGCCAGCAACACCGCCTGGGAAGTATACACCAAGAACAGTTGTTGGTGTTCCAGGAACTCCTGGAGTAAATGGATACACTGTTGGATTTGTTGTTCCTGGCACAGTATTATAACTTGCAGGGACGAATGGATACACTGTTGGATTTGTTGTTCCTGGCACAGTATTATAACTTGCAGGCACGAATGGATACGACGGTGGATTTGTCGTTCCTGGAACCGTGTTATAACTTGCAGGAACGAATGGATAATTGGTTGGATTTAAGTTTCCTGATACTGTGTTATACGATGCTGGTGTATACGGATAATTGGTTGGATTTGTTGTCCCAGGAACAGTATTGTAAGACGCTGGTGTGTATGGATAAGTTGGTGGATTGCTGTTACCAGGAACCGTATTATACGATGCAGGAGTAAACGGATAATTAGTCGGATTCAAGTTACCAGGAACTGTATTATAACTTTCTGGAGTATATGGATACACTGTCGGATTTACATTTCCTGGAACAGTGTTATAACTTGCAGGAACATAAGGATAGTTCGTTGGATTTAAGTTTCCAGGAACTGTATTATACGATGCTGGTGTGTATGGATAATTGGTTGGATTTAAATTGCCAGGAACAGTGTTATAACTTGCAGGAACATAAGGATAGTTCGTTGGATTTAAATTTCCTGGGACTGTATTGTACGATGCAGGGGTAAACGGATAATTGGTTGGATTTACATTTCCTGGAACTGTATTATACGACGCAGGTGTATATGGATAATTGGTAACTGTGTTATAACTCGCAGGATTTTCAGTATTTCCAGCTGGGAAACATTCATATGTGAATTCGTCTGGACCAAACGGAGTTGGTGTGCTATATGGTGATGGGCAATTTGTATCAAATCCGTCACCAATTATTGTTGCAACACCACCGTAACTTGGTCCGATTGCAGTCAAATTCCAACTAACACCTGTTGGTGCGTTATATGAGCCTGGAGTATATGGATAGTTTGTTACAGTGTTATAACTCTCTGGAGTGTACGGATAATTCGTTGGATTTGTATTTCCAGGAACTGTGTTATAACTTTCTGGGGTATATGGATAGTTAGTTGGATTAGTATTTCCAGGAACAGTATTATAGGAAGCTGGTGTATATGGATAGTTTGTTGGATTTGTATTTCCAGGAACAGTGTTGTAACTCTCTGGTGTATATGGATACACTGTTGGATTCAAATTACCAGGAACAGTATTATATGATGCAGGAACGAATGGGTAGTTAGTTGGATTAGTGTTTCCAGGAACTGTATTGTACGAAGCTGGTGTGTATGGATAATTGGTTGGATTTAAGTTTCCTGGCACTGTATTGTATGATTCAGGAGTAAATGGATAATTTGGCGGATTACTATTTCCTGGAACAGTGTTATAACTTTCTGGAGTATATGGATACACTGTTGGATTGGTTGTTCCAGGAACAGTGTTGTAACTATCTGGTGTGTAAGGATAGTTTGGTGGATTTGTATTTCCAGGCACAGTATTATAACTAGCAGGAACAAAGGGAAACGTTGTAGGATTTGTCGTTCCAGGCACTGTATTATATGATGCTGGAGTAAACGGATAAGTTGTTGGATTTAAATTTCCAGGAACCGTATTATACGATGCTGGTGTGTATGGAAATGTAGTGGGATTAGTTGTTCCTGGAACAGTGTTGTATGAAGCACCTGAACCAGAACCACCACGACCTGAAACTGTGGTTTTATTTCTACCATAAGCAATATTAATATTGCCAGTAGTATTGAATGTCGTTGTTCCTCTGGAAGGACCAGGAATCCAAGTTTTGTTTAAGCCAAAACTATTCGGCATGATTATCTCGCGTCTTTAACAGCAAGTGTGCCAATATATGTTGTTCCACCATCATATGTGGTAAATGTCCAGATATCCTGTGCGCTTGCGTCAGTTGTTGGCGGAGGAATTTGTCCACCAGCCCAATACACTGTATTTGTCCAATTTGGAGTTTTACCGCCTGTTCCATCTTGAATCACAATCATTGTGAACGTATATGCATTGCCAGAAGCAGGAGGATTTGTGAATGTCAAATTACGATTGCCAGATGATCCTGTCAATGTATACTTGAACCAGTTTGACACATTTAGTCTTACAGTGTTTGCAGAATCAACTGCAGTGTTGATTAGAATTGGATCACCAGCAAGAACATTACCGCTTGGCGCAGTTGAGTATGTGATTTCGCCAGTTGTTACGTTGTAATACAAACAATTGCCTGCATTTGCAGAAGCAACTGGCATGATGAATAGAGAATTGCTTCGAAGGTCTAGAACGGGTTGCCAACCAGATTCATATCCTGTTGTTGGTGCTGATGTTCCAACGATTGTACTGACACCAAAAATCGTACCATTTTTGGTCGGAGAAACATTGTAAGCAGAGTCACCGATGACAACCACTTGAGTTGCATTCTCCTCTTCATTCGCAATGACCATTGTGCCATTGGAGTGGAAGGTGAATCCGTAATATGGATTATTTGATTTCTGATTTGCAGTATACCAAGTTGCGTTTCCAGCCTCTACAGTATTTGCTGGCTCTTGTGTCATCTTAATGACAGAAGCAATGTCGCTAGTTCTTAATCCAAACCAGAGTTCTGAGTTTGTTGCAAGAGTATTTGCATTGACCCAACCACCGACAGCAACGTTACCAGAGTTTGCGACTGTTAGAACTGTGCCGTTGCTTGAACGGCTGATCGTCATGGTTCCGTTTGCAATGTCAAAAGAAGAATTATCTTTGACATAATGAGCATTTCGAAGAATATTTCTATCTTCAATTAAGTCATTAGTTGCTGCACGCCACTCATTAAAGGTGTTCACTAATTGGACATGTGAAATATTTGTGTTCGCCATTATTTACCTCTGGAACTCAACATTTCTAGAATCTTAGAAATGTCGCCTTTAATCGAAGATACTTCTTCTCTGAGAGTATTTATTGAGGACTCTACCTCTTGTTGTTTCTTTAGTTTCTCTTGATACATCTGATCTTTAAGCAAAACGTTTTTATTAACATTCAAGATTGCTCTTGACTTCACATCTCTTGCAAGATCATCATTGTCTTTTATCTTAACTAACATGATCAACCTGCAGGAGTTGCAATTGCTCTAAAGTTTGCGATATAAGGGATGACAGATGAACTGGCAGCAGTCATCACGATCTTGATTGCATAGTATTTAAACTTCCCACCAAGCGGATAAGTCACGCCATTCTCAACATAAGAAACTCTATTTACATCAAGACTTGCACGATATTCTAACTCGATGACCTGATTTTGATCCTTCGAGAAATTATCATTGACTTTTGACATACGTTGCCATTTTTTATTTTCGAATGGATCTGTATCGTCTCCAGACTTGACCTTATAATAAACATTCACATCTGTGCCAACAGGGCGATTGCAATCCAAGTAAACTCGAATATCGCCAGCATCGAATCCGTCAGCAAGAGTAATTGTTTTTGTTACATACTTCGCCTTACAGTTACCACCTGATGCTCCATTTTCACCAGCAACGACAGCTGTCGCATTATCTGTACTTCCGACCTCAGAAATTGTGATCGTAGGAGCAGTATAATACCCAGAGCCTGGTTCGTCAACTACAATCATCGCAATATTGGCAGAATATGAAGGGAATGTATTTGACACATACGAAGTTGCATTTACAAGAGCAGCAACATAAGCATTTGCAGTCACGCCGTCTGAACGATCAGGTGCAGAGAAAGTGATGGTGATATTGGACACATTTGAATGTCTACCAAGATTTGTAAAGGTAATATCAGATGCAGAAATACCAGCATCATTGATAATATATTCAAAGGCAACCGCACTGATTCTTTCCATGTCAACCAATGGTGCAATGTTTTCATCAGTAGTTGACAAATCTGCCTTCACAAGTAGCGATTCATTATTACCTGCAATGATTCTTCTTCTGCGATTAGATGATTTTGTAGATGTCTCAAAATCTTCGCTGAAGTCAAAGATCTTTCCTGGTCTAACATTTTTCCAACCATCATCAAACGATCCATCGATGTTCGTTGTCTTAAACGCATAATTGATGCTTGTTGGCTTGAAATTATAATCTGTGCTGTGAATCAAAATAGAGTCAACATTAACATTAGATAGAATATTCTCTGGAACAAAGGTGATCGTATTTGATGTTGCACCACTCCAATTTGCATAACGAACACGGAACATCAAATCCTCGTTCGGGATTGGTGACCAATTTGATGCATTTTGCGCCTTGAAGAGATCTCCAATATATGGTTGCTCTGAGACTCTTCTTGCAGGAGTTGTTCCTAGAATTTCTCCACCAACTTCTGCAACAAACAATGCGTAGTCTGGTGAAGAAGTTGACACTGTGATCGCATACTCTTTAGATGGCTTCACGATGACTGGTGGAGAGAATCTAAATGTTGTCACTGTTGTAATCTGAGATGAGTCTGGAATCAATGAGGTATTAATATCTTTTGCTTCGACGATGCTTTGACCAAGAACCTTCGTAGATGGAAGATCGTTTTCCACTTCATTGATCGTAACTTTTACAGGAAGCTGTAAATCACCACTGGTTGGTTTCTCAGCAAAGAACAAATCAATACCACTAATTTGCAGTACGTTAAATTCTGATGTGATGCCATCTGAGTGAGTATTTGATGATGATGGAGTAAAGAATGTTTGAGAAAGTGGGAAGAACTTTCTATTATTCTTTAAAATGTCATTAGCATTAAGTGCAACTTCTTTCGAAGGCGCAATTGTGTCATATGCGACTCTTGCATAATCAGACATGAGACCCATATTACCCACTACAGAGTAATAGTTAAATGCTCTCATCTTATAATCTGTACTGTCGCTAGATGCAGCGTCAGTGATCGTAAGAAGTCTCTTGCCAGCTGAGAAATACGCATCAGAAACTTCTGGAATATGGAACAAACCAGCAAGAACACCAAAATCATCAACTTCATGCTTTCCATAAGAATATTTGGAGTTGGATGTTACTGACACTGCAGCATTCAATGTGACCATAAATCCATTTGAAGAAACGCTATTGATTGTTCTTTCAGAAGCAATACCAGCTCCTGAGGCAATTCTAAGTGTCTCACCAACAGCAGGAGCAACATTTCCAGATAGATGAATCTCAGTTGTGCTATTGCTGCTTGCATACGACACTACACCAGAGTAATGATTATGCGAAGCAACGTTTGCTGTTTTTGTAATATCTCGCTTACTATAGATTGTTGATCCTGCTGGGAAATTGTTGCCTGCTGTTTGAACTGCAGCAACATTCACTCTCTTTGAGTTATCGTCTCTAAAGAAAATTACTGAATTGGCTGAGAATTTTCTAAATGATCCAGCAATAGGCTTGATTACAAGATAGGCATGTTGATTGGTTGTTCTTTCGTAACGCTCAACAGTTCCAGCAAAAGTAATTGGACCAGAATAATTGTTAGATGATGTTTGATAGATGACGTCATCTTCATAAACCACAGTTAAATTAACTCCTGTGGTTGTACTCAATGAGTTAGATCCATATGGAGCAATATTCACATTAATAAAGTTTTCATTAACATAAACGAAGTTATTCGAAGATGTTAGAACTTTTGCGTACGCATTAGTTGTTGAATTGATAATTTCTTCATCTTGAAAGAACGGCACTGACATATTCGTCACAGTCAGTTTGTTCGCCTTTTGCGTAAAGCGATTTACGTTGACCTTATCGAAGAAAATATTTGCATTAGCGTCTGGACATAAACCATTTGAAACAAATGTGATTTCTTGATTTCGCATGAAGCGAGTATACTGGGCTCTTTGCGACTCATTGTCTTGAAATGACGTTTGCATGTCATCGTTAACGAACCCGAGTGTTCTTTGTAGCCCAACGTCCTCGTACTGGCGTCGAATAGAAGGCTCAAAAATTGTTCTTGGTATATATCCCATAATTGGTATCCCTAATTAATGTAATGCTATTCTATCTTCATAAACAAGATCTCTCAACATTCCGCCACCGCCGATGGAGATTTCTGGATCGGTACTAACTGGTGCAGCATACCAGGTATCAACAGTTGATACGATTGGAGCCAAGCCCGTAATATCCGCTGGAATAGGATCTAGTGGAGGTGGCACAAAATCGATTAATGAAATCGTTCCCACTCCGTCAATGTAGATTGGTGGCGGAGTTGGTGGAGACACTGGAGCTGGTGGTTGTGGAAGTACCAAAACCTGACCAATCGTTGCTGGATCTGGATATGGAACTGGATCCATCACAATTTGTGGATATGCTGTTGGTGGATCCACTGTTTGAGTTGGAATCAAGTATGCTGGAGGTGCTACAGGCTCAAAGACGATAGCTGGAACTGGTACTGCTGGCGGCAATACTGGTTCAACTCGAGTATCAAGAACTGGAGAGTAAACATCAATAACAGGTGGTGGTTCCACAAATTTCACTGGAGGATCACATTTAATAAGTTCTGGAACATAATGTATTGATGGTGGTGGAACAATTTCTGTATCTGAATTGAGCACAGGTGGAAGCATCACAGAATAGTAATGATCCGTTGATGGGAACAAATGCACATCACCCTCAAACTTACCAGCAAGAACTGGTGGAATGATTGCAGTGTTTTTTGTTGCCGCTGTTTGAGCATTAATAATCTTTTCTGTTCCAGGAATTGTCCACATGACTTTCTTAGGCATGGTTGGATAATCTGGCGTTGTGTATGTCTTAGATTGTGGAACTAAATTAATATTAGTTGTTTTAGCATATGGTTTTAATTTACCACCATCAATAGAGCACACAAAGTCTCCACTGGTGCTATCACCAACTTTAAACCCTGTAAAGTTGTCTACAATAATGCCATACTTCTCTTTCTGCGTTGCGTTGTCTTCATATAGAATTGCAGAGTCTTTAGCCTTTGTTTCAGCTAAAGTAAGTGCAGAATAGTATTCAACGTTTCTGATTCGCTGTTCAAGTTTACCAATGTCACGCATTGTATATCTCTTATGATCAAGAGCTCTTGCTGTGACATGAGTATGTGAACTTGTGTAGGCTGGAATATCCATCGTAAACAAAGTCATAGCATCACTTTGATCTGGCGGATACTTTGGATCTTTATTCGGAATACCGCTGACAACCTTCAATTCTTTTGACGACGTCAATACAATCTTATCTCTTCTTGGGAGATAGTATTCATAAGTCAATTCCATTGGCTCATATGGTAATGGAATTCTTGCGCCGAAGAATGTGTTGGCTGTTGTTCCGAGTGTTCTCGTTGGACGGAAATCAATACAATCTCTAAGAACGTATTCAACACCATCACCAGATTTAAAGATACCGATTTGACCGTTCGAATACTGTGTCTCTGGATAAGAATCAACGCTGAAGTATCCAGTTGTTGTGGCGTGTTGATAGTATTCAACAAAGACCACTGTCTGACCACTTGGGGCTGTTCTTCCTGGCTTGAGGACTAACTTAGAATGATCATAGTATTCTGCTGTTTGTCCAGTATCAAGCATAAAGTTATTTGTCACATCAATTGCATTTGTCGTGTTCGGCATGTATGCAGGATTTCCAGAAGTATAAACCTTAATAAGTTTATAAACGTCTGGAATATAGAGTGATGTGTTGCCACCAGAAGTTTTATTAATTGTACTCGCTGGATCTGTGAACCAAATACGACCATTTGAAGAGTCAATATAAACTGAAGTGCATCCAGTAACTGTAGTGTGTGGCGTGTAACTATCTGTTGCCAACAGTGTTGTATTTGCAACGTTGCCAACTCTTGTCTTACTACGAACATTGTTTCCGCTGTTCTCAGAATTTTCCATCTTGACTCTGACATAGATGTCAGCAGTGAAAGATCCATTGATTCCAGAGGTGATACTTAACCCTGTTGATGACGTTCTTGTAACACTTGATGGTGTAAAGATTTGTCCATTTGCAACTGGAGTAGAGTTTCCGCTATATGCCGTTGCAGTCCCAAGAGTTTTAATTACAAAGATGAAATTTTGACCAAGTAGTGTGGAAGAAATCGTGCTGCCGTCAGATCCAAAATCGAGCACTTCATTACCAGTCAAAGTGAGCGTTGAAACACCACTTGAATTAAATGATTGCGCTTCGAAGAATCGATTTGTCACATAATCAGCATTGTCAATTGAACCACGCTCAATTTGAACATCTGGGAATTTGAATAATAAAGTTTTTCTATTTGAGTCGTAAACAATAGTTCGACCAGTGACGTCTTTACTATTATTCGAAACATTCATTGAAACATTGAATGCTGTTTTGGCTGCATTTGCTTGAATAAGAGAATCAATATCTCGAGTGCTGTATAGAAGCGAGAATGTTTGACCAGATCCAATCAATCCAGTAAATGGAACATCAACAACACCAACTCTTGTTGTTGAGTTGTAATCAACAATACGACGAACATCGCCAGAAGATGCACCAGAAGTAATTCTTACTGAGACATTTTGGTATGCATTAGCGATGTTTGCATAGTTGACTGGGAAATTGATTGCAAGAGTATTTGCACCAGTCGTTCCAGCAGTAACGGTGTTCGATGTTAATTGCATATCGCTCAAGTAAACAATAAATTCTTCTCCAGAATTTCGAGTGATATGCTTTAATTTTGCGCTACCCATAAAGGTTGCGTTGTAAGTAATAGCATTTGTCAAATTGACACTGTTCTTTGGAACGCAGTGCAACTCGAGTGTTGGTAGATTTGCTGAATTTAAGAATCCGCTAGTATTTGATGCTAAGATTGAATTTGCATACAAATAGTTGCCATATTCTAAAGACAGATCATAGTCTGTTGAGATTTGAGTTGTGCGTGCTTTCGGAATCGTAAGTCTTTGTGGACCGATTGCCTCATACTCAAATCCTTTTACATATGCTTTTCCTGGAGCGACAACAGCAATGAAACTATCGGTGTTGCCAGCTGCAGTTGATGTATTTGCTTCAAACGCGACTTTAAATGGGCTTACTGTATAATCGCCAGACTCATCGTAAGTGCGACGAGCAAGTGTCTTTTCAAGTTCAGAGTAAATTGGATACTTGACTTGTTTTGTAATGACACCATTTTCGATGCGCAATAGTTCGAAGAACTTCGTGTCATCAACTGAATCTAATGCTCTTTTTGCAAGATCCAAAGAGAATTGGTATCGATGCGCACCAGGAGCTTGGTAGTTGAATGATTGTTGAGCAGGATCGAGGAGATTTGCATCAGCACTTTCGTCAATAATTGTTTCGACGATTTCAAGTCCGACTTTATATGACGGAGTGCTTGCATATGGATCTAAAACGATTGATTGCTGTGGAACCTGAACAAAGTATCCGTCAACATAGAACACACCAGGTTGAATCGTTGCAACTGATCCAATTCCTGTTGCGCTTGAAGCCAATAGTTTTGCTTCGTTACCGCCTGATTCTGCGTTCGAAATAACTTCGTTGTCGATAAATCGAGTGCCTCTCAAATACTTAACCATTAGTGTTGGATAAGTTTGAGTATCGTCTGTGGCAATTACTCTTGCTCTAGCCTTTGATGTACCAGCAATGTTGCGAATAACAGCGTTCTCATAATCTTCCACGTCGACGTCAGCACCGTTATAAGCAGTTTGCAATTTAATGTAAGGAACATTTAGATCATAAGTGATGTGACCGCCAAAAACTGGAGATCCATTCTTAAAAATGTGGTCACCGAATTGTTTAATCTGATTCTGAATAATGCTCTGAATTTGAGTTAATTCGCGAGCCTGTACAGCATACCCAGGACGAAACAAGATACGAACATAGTTCTGTTCCTTGGCTCCGTTCGAAGCATTAAAATCGTCATAAAATGGTTCTACATTAAAATCTATTGCCATGAGTTATATTCCTAAAACCTTAATACAATTTTAAATTGCTGGTGTTCTGTTGGATCTCGAGTAATATATGCACTATTCTGAACGTAGAGCAATTGTCCAGAATACAATTTAACCGTAGTTCCTTCTAGTGCAGTCACAGTTGCTGTTGCTCCAGAATTTGCTCCAGTAATTGAGAACGAGTTGCTCACATTGATATTTGCAGTGTTTACGATATTATTCACAAATATTGCAGAGTTAGCACCGTCAAAATGATCAACGACAGCAGTTAGATTCGCATTTGCCAAAGTAGACCCAGAGTAAACAATCTCTCTATTTTGGAAACTTCCGACCTGACTTGCTAAGAAATATTTAGTTGTCGTTCTATAAACCGTTCCTGTCGCTACAGTATTTGAGGTGAGTTGAGGATTCTTCAGAACAGAGATTTGTCTATATCTATTCTGACCACCTGAAACTGCAGGAAGAGTTTCGTTCTCATTTCCCTCAATTGTTGCGCTGATCATGAGAGCAGAAGCTCCGAGTTCGCTTGCGACGTTAGATCCATGTCCACCTGGAGGACCGATAATTGCGATTAGATTCGCGTTTGCAGTTCCAGGAGTCTTGTTTGGGTCGATAAGAGAAATAGATGCTCTGGTGTAGTTGTTACCACCAGAGATGACGGTATATCCTGTGATATTTCCACCGTTTGCAGCGGTTGAAAAGACATTTACACGAATATTGGCGTCTGTTCCGTCGCCATTTACAGTTACGATGTTTAGGAAGTTGTTGTTATTATTTGCGTTAAATCCAGCGCCACTTGTAATAATCTTAAGAATATCAAGTCGACCGTTATCAGCACTTCCAGCCACGTTACTCTCAACATAGATTGGCATATAATCGTTCGTAAAAAACTTCTTCTTCAATCCATATGGAATCGTGTACATATATTTCCACTTATATCCATCGGAAGTTTCAATATATGGGTTCTCAGGGAGCTGGCCACCAAGATCAATGTCTGGCATAATCGTGGAGGCAATGTTTCCGTTATTAAACAAACACTTGAACACCTGATCTTTCGTATTTCTTGCATAGAACTTATTATCATATGCGATGTTTGCTGTGTTGGCTTTTGCGAATAGATTTAGATCTTGTGTGTACTCAACGTATGTTGTTCCGTTAGACCAGTCAACACGAGGAACAACTAGATTCATATCGGCTGAAGTGATTCTCTTCATACCGATCATATCGTTCCAGAGATTGTAGAACGCATTTGACGATTCAACTGGACTTGGAACAGTGATGTCATCTAGAATAGATGAGTTTGAAGTGTTCGCCCATTCTTGTGGACGACCAATTGTTATGTACAAATAAGCATAGTTACTTGCAATAAAATTCTCAAAGCAAGTTGCTGCAAACGTTCCAAAGTTTCGAGTGAATAGTGATGACATATTAGGTCCTCATGTCGTCCTTACGATCTCATATGCGACATTACTGAATGACGGAACAACATAGTATACAATGGCTGGCACATTTGGATTTCCATAGTTTCTTGGATTTGATGTGTCGATCGTAAGGTTTGTTGTATTAGTGATTCCAGTATTGCTATTCAATGTGATCGCATTACCAGAAATGCTATTAATTGTTTTCGTGAGTAAGTTTCCATCAACACTGATCATAATTCGATCGCCAGTCGATATAAATCGAGCGATCGGATTCGTATTTCCAGCAATTTGAACAACTGCATTTCCGCTGTTGATTTTCGCCTTACCTTCTCCCACAAGAATGCAAGGACTTTCAATATTTAGTGAGTAATTATTAGAGATTCCAGTAATAATCTTGGAGAATGCGCGGAAGGTGTTTGCAGAATTAATGACAATGATATCATTCACATTTGCAACAGTGTCAAACGTTCCGTCTCCACTGATCACGTTATTCGATTCAAATGCAACAGAGCAATTATCGATTAAATTGTTCGTTGTTAGTACAACTTCATGAGCACTAATATCTGATTCAAATTCTAGATTATAATCTTCTGGGATGACGTGCGTTGGAAGCAGTCTAGTTCCTGCAGGGTGAGCCACATCTAGAATGGTTTTCTTGTATGTGTCAAAACTTTCTTCAGAAACAAGTTCATATGAGAAGTTGTGATACCTTTCTTTATCCTGAAGTCTCTTATCAGAACTGATAAATCCGTCACTGTTTAGATAATATCCGTTGTATCGGATCAGTCCTTGCAAGAATTCTGCATTCGCTTTCGCTTTCGCATTTCCGTATGTTTTTGGATAACTTACTCCATTAAACACGGTAGCCGTAACATTAATTCCAGTATTGTGAACATTCACAAGGTTTCCAGTGATATTTGCTCTTGTTACAACCAACTGTCCATTTGCTGGTGCGCCAGAGTAGTTATAAACGCGAAGGAAATTATTTGATCCCCATTGCCCGTCAACAATTCCCGTGAATGTCTTGGCGCTTGGCGTTCCTTGATACACAACATCATTTTCGAGAATCTCGGCAACATTCGTTGTGTTGCTTGATGGATCAAGATAGAGATCGTAAATCTTAAGGGAAACGTTTGGTGTTGAGATATATCCTGCGCCGCGACTTGTAAGTTTAAAGTCGATAATTTCTCCGAGAGTCGTCGCAGTTGGAGTGATGTCTTCACCATCACCTAACAAATATGCTTTTAAAATTGCACCAGTTCCAGATCCATTTACTGTAACATTAGGAGCAATAGGATATCCCTCACCGCGATTTGTCAATTCAATAGCCGTGATGAATCCACCACTCACTGCAGAAACGCGACCAGCAGCACCAACTCCAGTTCCAGTGAAATTTAATACATCGTTGACTGCATAACCAGTTCCACCATTGATGACCTCAACGTTGGCAAGAATTCCCATCCCGAGAATGATTGGACGATTATCCATTCTAATGGTTTTTGTCAAGATGTTTATCTGATTAATATTCGTCTCAAACTGTCTATCTAAGAAAGCAGTTTTCGAAGCACCATCATAATCAATGATGGTTCTATATTGACTTTCAAGAAGCAATCTTCTTCCGTTATACCAGTCATCAGTTGTTGAGAATCCAGAACCACTTAATTTGATTGAAGCATTTACTGGATTGTACGTGCTGAAACTTCCTGGATTAATCGTAATAAATCCATCAGATGAATAGTCTGTTTCATACGTTGCAACTACATTTAATGACGCTGGTGGTTCGCTATCGAAATCTGCACCACCAGAAATAATTGCTGTAGTCAATATTGGATTGACATTAAATGTTTCAAACGCAAGTGAATTGTATAGTTTCGTATCGCCAAGAGAATTGATTTGAACTAGACTTGTTACATCTGGTGTGGTTGTGAGAATTGAATTTGCATTCAATTTCTTATTCGTTGCGCTACCCGAGAAAGCAGAAGTCACTGTTAAGTGATTCGCATTTGTGACAACATCAATCACTCTTTCTTCACCGTTAATTTCAATGGTCTTTCCAGAGTACAGGTAATTATAAAATCCTGGTGTGCCACCAATAAAATTGGTGAGATTTGGATATGTTGTATTGCCAACAACCTCAACACCAGAAATATTCACAGTGCCTTCGATTGGAGTGTTTGCATTCAGAATAGCCATGGTGTTTGAACCATAGTAGTCTGAGATTACAACAGTATTGATATTTGCTCCAAATCCATTTGATGCTGTTCCAGAAAGAATTCGAAGTATCGTACTATTATAATAGTCGTTTGTGGAACTTACTGTTGGAGCATTCGCAATGTTGACAGTTGTTTGCGTTGTTCCAGCTGGCGTGACCAAGAACGTTGTATCTGGATTTGTGTTTGGTAAATCGTATGCAACGTTCAATGTCAAGTTAGCAGAAAGAAGAATAGCATCTAATCCCCAGCTGAGTTGTATGTTAGCATTTGGCGATGTTGTGTCAATGACGCTGACAACAATGTTACCACCAGAACCGTTTCCTGTACCATCATAAACGCCAGACGATGTATTTTTAGTGATAATATCAACGTAACTATTCGGAGCGATTCTAAAACCATAACCTCTTCGAACAATGGTTGTTGAGTCAATACTTGCGCTCGTTACGTTATTAACATATGCAACTGCTTTTTGTCTTGATGTGAGACCAGGATCCAATCCACCGTAAATTACGACAGGATCGCCAGTAACATATCTTCTGCCTCTCTTTCGAGGATTAATACGAACATTTGACAAACTGCCGATAATCGTTTCAGTGAAAACTAATTTTGTTCCATTAGTATCAACATATTCAATATCTAATGTCTCACCGTTTACGAATGGTCTTGTAACGCCAGAAACATAAGCCTCATAAATTTCAGTATTTGTGCCAGCATCATATGATCTATAAACTCTTTCAATGATGCAAGTTGCGCGAGATATTGTGCCAATACCTTTTCTATTTTTCAATGCATTCAAATCAACTGATTGGTTGCCAGGAGATATTGTTAGTCGGAATGCTTGAGGTAATACCCACTTACCGTCAGATGCTCTAAAAATCTGAAGTTTTGGGAAAAAGATTTCTAGATCTTTATCATATAAAACATGGAATAGAAACTTAAAAGAGTCAGGAGTTCCTTTTTTAGCATAGAAATCTCTTGCACTTTTAATAATTCTTTCTGTGCTTAATTGAGATTCTTCTGGAAATGAAGGAAGAACTTTTGTTCTGAAATAAGAAAGCAAACTCTCACGAGTTAAATCAACATCATGATTTTGTTGGAATAACTTAATTTCATAAGTAGGATTTCCAGGTTGCTCTAAGAACTCATAATATTTTTGTAGAAACTCAACAAATGTGGGAAACTCTGAGCGAATAAACTCAGGAAGTTGAGACTCAATTAACGTTGATACTTTATTCAATGTCGACATATTAGGTTACTTTAACAATATCAATTGAAACTTGAGATTGATTGTCAATGTCTAGTGTAATGATTGTATTTCGAGCAGAATTAAACAGAGTGTTCTTTGGGGTTGCATAGAACTTCAAGATTTTAAAATTATCTCTAACATCGATTGGGCTAAATTGCGTAAGAGTAATTGTTCCAGTAATATAGTCGATCACACCTGCAGAATCAGAATAAATCACTTTGATGTTATTATTATCGAAATAGTAAGATCTTAATCTGCCAGTCGTGTTTTCCACGATTGGTTTTAAGATAATATTTGTCAATAAATTATTATCTTGATCATATGCTCTAATTGCTGCAGTCGTATAATCCGCACCAGGCTTTTTAACATTGACTGCTGTAATCTTTCCGTTTGTTACAATAGCCTCAAGTTCAGCACCGATACCATCACCAATAACGTCAAGTCTTGGCGTGGTTGTTAATCCAGAACCACCAAGAACAACTTGAACTGAAGAGACACCAGTAGAAGACAATGGAACTTCTTCAAAGTAGAATTCGCGCAAGATGCCTTCGTTGTCATATGCAGTATATGCAGGGCTTGAACTGATTCTATCAGCACCTGTTGAACGTTTTAATTCAGTGTAGTATTTGATGACGTAACTTCTAGATGTACCAAGTATTGGTGTTAGTCGTTTTTCGATCTTAACGTCAACATCATTACTTACAATTGATGGATGTGCCATGTCAATTTCATGCATTAATCTTGAGATCTTAAAGTATGAATTGAATTGATCCAAGTAGGTATTTGCATATCCATTAATTTTATCACGAACAAGAGTTGAGAGTTCGCCTGGAGTTAAAGTCGTTGCAGTCGGATCATATGTAACTTTTACATTTAAATTTAAGAAGTTATAATCTGGATCAACGAACTCAGGCGTCACTGTCAAAATACTAATTGGATCAATAACTGTATTAATGATATAGTCTTTTTCTGTTCTAGAAATTTCGTATCCAGCTGCAGGTTTAGCTGAAACAAACACTTTACCATAAACTGGAGGAATATTTTCTTCACCACCCCAAACGTTTACTGATTCGAATGCAGGGTATCTTTGTTGAATCAATGCAATATAATCGTTCTTAGTTATCGCTCTGCCATTTGAGGCATATGATTTTGGTGCGATATTTTTAATCTTCTCGATTGACTCTGCAGCGGCACCGCCCAAAGCAATTTGATCAACGACGATGGTGCCTTCAGTTAAGCCACCAACAGAATCCATCAATCTAAATCCTTTTGCTTTATTTGCTTCTGCGCCTTTACTTACGACATAAGAAACAATAACGATATTTCCATCAGAAAGTTTCTTTCCAAGAATATCATCTCCAAAATAAATCTTATAATTTCCATTAGTGATTTCGTCTAGGAAATAAACTTTACTTGTTTGAGATAAGATTGTTGAATCTGTTGCAAGAGTATATGTTTCTTGTGTTAAATCTAAACTTGAATTTTGCACAATCACTTCAAGAGTTGACGTGTCAATGTTTTGATCTAGAAGTTTAAATTCTTGAAGAGGATTGATCAGCTCATTGTATACAAAAACCTGAGAAACAGGATTGCCTTCATAAATCTCTAGATCTGCAAAGGTAAATGCATTATTTGATTTAGTTACAGTGACTTCATCTAAATTTGTGAAGATATAATTGACGCCATCAATTGCTGATGATGCAAATCGTGTGAACTTCGGAAGAGTTAGCGAAGTGATGGATCCAACTCCAGGATTATTTGCCAATGTGAAACTTAAATCGATTTTTGCTTGAGCACTGCGAATGGAAGAAGGAGTGTATCCTAACATCTTCGCATGAGAAACAACAGAGTCTCTCAGTGCGGCGGTATCTAAAAACGACTCATTTGCAATCATATTCATATAGAATGATAGGTAATGAGTATTATATGACAATAGATCGATCAATTGAGATAAAGTTGATCCCTCAAAGTCGTAATCTGCAAACGTACTCTGAGACTTCAAAAAGTTCTTGAGACTCGCCTTTATTGTAAAGAAATCTGGTTCTGAAATAACGAGTTTACTTTCGACATTTGCCATGTTATCTTAACCTTTGCAAAAATATAGCCGTTGTGACTGGTCTTATAGAGTTTAGTAAGTAGAATCGAATCGTAACATCGAATCCATCTGCATCAAAATTAGGCGATACACTTACATAATCTACTTTTACTCTTGGCTCAAAATTTGTAATACTTGTGAGGATTTCTTCTCTAATGTTCATAGCAGTCATGTCATCGAGAGGTTCGAATAACTGCGAAAACACATCGGAACCAAATAAAGGAGTAAACCGACGTTCTCCTTTATTCGTCAATACAATGTTTTTAACCGATGCAATAATGGCGTTTTCGTTTAATTTGAGTGCAACATCTCCAGTCACAGGATGTTTTGTGAACTTTAGATCCAGATCAGAATAAACGCGAACAGCTCTTGCCATTTATGAGTCCTCTAAATGATTATTTATGTCTTAGACGGACGAAGAATTGCAACAATTTGCGCACCTCCGCTGCTGACAAGAGAGACGTCACCAATGCGACCATCACCGATATTACCGTTATACGGTGGTTGAGATCCTCCGATAAAGGTTAGAGATCCATTTATGTTTTCATAAACGAAGTTGGTATGGTCATTATTCCACAAAACAACATCTCCAGGCTGAGCATCTGATGGCTTAACACGAGTGAAACGATAATCATCGATTCGAATTTCAAGATCTCTTGGATTTGGAGTCTGAACATATCGATAGCCATTCTGTTTCAATCCGAAGTTGACGAATGCGATTGCCCATCTCGATTGATCGCTCAAATTCCAAAATTCTCTAGAGAATCCGAGATTTCTCCAGAGATCAGTGATATTTGGATTCGACGGTTCGATTCTACCAGAAATTTCAACACCAGTTTCTCTCCAATAACCGTTTGCTGCGAGAACTAATTGTTTTCTCAGCCAAGCAGATATATCCGCACCATCATTAATCACAATCAAACTCTCTCCCACAACATCATTAAAGATCACATCAGAGCCTGAAGTTGATGGTGGTGCAATAAATCTCTTAACGTTTGAATATGGTGAAGAATATGCATAAGGATTTGCAAGATAATCTCTTAATAACTTATTGTTTTCTTCTGTTATCGAGTCTTTAAATCTAAAGATTCTATCTGGTTCTAGATGTTTTTGTGTATCAGTTGGAGTTCCTAATTTAATTGGTTTCTCAAGATAAGATGTCGCATTTACAACTTCTTGCACTTGATTTACATTAATTTGGAACTGATCAGCGATTTCGATTAGAACAAATTGCTCTTCACTGCTATTTCTTCTCATTCTATCCTTGTTCGTTTTATCTTCATGATACAAGTAAACAATACCATTTGCATCTATCGCAGGCATGCGAGTTAAGGAAGGATCTGGTATCAATGCAGCAATTCCTCCGCTGCCTGCTACAGATAGAACATGAGAATCCCCGTTCGAATCATATCCTGTCGCTTCCATATTGGTCGCACCAGCATTTAACAATCCATTAATCTCAACAGAGGATCCAGTGACTCGAGTTGAACTTCCTTTTAGGTGAAGAACATTACTTGAAGTGAAGTATCCATTTCCTACACTGTTGATTGAGATATTTCCAGAGGATTGGATCGCCACGTTTCCAGATCTATAATGAATCGTATTCGCAACGTTGAAGTATTGATTTGATTTAGAGTAAAGAGTGAAATCATTCGCAGTTGATATGTTAGAAGTATTCGAATTTATAATAAGTTTATCATCAACTGAAATGTATTGATTATTAGCAGTGATTGTCGATGTATTTGCAATGTCGAAGTGCAGAGTATTGGCTCGCATATTAAATGCGCCACCAACCGATACATTCATATTTGCACTCACATTTGCCTCTAGATTATTCTCGACTTGCAAGAAACAATCACCAACGACTTTAATATGAGCGTTAGATTCTAAGACAATATTAACCTTTCCTGCAACATAAAGATAATCATCGTTGAGAACAATTCTATAATTACTCTTGACGACTTTTTCTACTTTAGTTCCACTTGGATAAAATTCAACAAAACTTCCAGATCTATGCGCTAGATGAACACGCTCACTTCCAGGAGTATCATCAAGTTCGAACACATGACCAGATTCTGTTTCCATAGCCTTGTTATATGGATATTCAGCTATGTATGGAGAGGCAGGTTCTGACCATGATTGATCATTTGCTCCAATTGCAATGATTGAAGATCGCTCTCGGAATTTTTGTGTAACGCTCTTTTCTAATGAGGTTGCAAAATCATTCAATGAAGGCTTGCCTTGCTCTTCTGGAAGCGGATACTTTAGAGATTTTGCATCTGAATCTGCAGATAAATCTGATTCGTGAATTTGAACACCAAGTCCAGCCCCTGCAGCTGAGATTGGATTTCTTTTTGTTAAAGTATTTCTTCTTTGCTCAGCCAATGATGACTTTGGAATTGATTTGAATAGATTAGCAGCAATATGTGACAGCGAATCTTCACTGATCAGATATTTCCCAGTTGAAGATTTGAGTTTATCGGAACTGATTAACTGAGCTGCTCTAACGAGGTCGCCAGAAGTGATTGCAGAACGAACACCGATTCTCTCAAAATCCACATTAAGACCGATGTGATACGCATGAAACGCCAAACCTGCTTTTTGAGCAACGTTTAATCCGTTCCAAACACCATCGCTAATTGAACTTCGAGCGCGATTTATAGAGTTGTTAATATCAATTCGAAGAAGTGCTGTTGCTTGTTGTGGTGTTATAACAGTGTCAATTCCATTAATACCATAAATTGGCACTGTCTCAAAAGAACTGATTGAAACATAACCTTGTCGTAATTCTTGTTGTGTAAACTGATGATCATATCCGATCATACTCTGATCACTTTCTGTAAGAGACTGTTTGGCTTTTAAAGACAATGGAACATGCAATTTGATACTATTCTCAATGATTTTCAATAATCCGATTCCATCATTAATAATATTCGCACTCACTGGATTTTCTGTTCCAGTTCTAGCCTCAGGATAATCAATGGCTGATGGTTTTCTTGGTGAGTTTCTTATTTTACTTGCATCTCTAACGTCACCAAATCCGCGACCATCTGGAGGATTTTGTTTATTAATTCCAGGAAGAACTCCTAGAATGGCTGGTGATTGAGCGAATGATCCATCAAGGAAAAACCCAACAACATACTCGCCTTCTTTTGGTGCAGAGAATGATTCGTTGTTATTGACAGAATATACTGGAATTGCCCATGGTAAATCTTCTGTTGGGATTGCAACAGTATCATCTGTGTGTATTCCAAAGATGCGAACACGACATCTTCCAATCTTTTCTGGATCATTGCGATCTTCAACGACGCCAATCCACCATTGAAATCCGTCTTGTCCAATAAAATTCTTTCTTAATTTCATGAGTTAATTACCAAATTCCACGCAGAATTAAATTGTGGGTTAAATCCTATATTGACATTCACTGAGTCTTTGCAAAGCTCTGCATGACAATAGTAATAATTTTCAATAAGTTGATGACGTATTCCAGTGATTAGATATCTTCCTGACATCATATTGTCTTCTTTGATATTATTTGGATCTGTTTGTGCATCATTTTTAGGCAAACTGACATTCACAATATCGCCGACTGACAACGAACTATCCCCTGGCAGATCAACATGCAATCTTGTGTTATTTAAGAGAGCTATTCGAGCAGCACGCGAAAGTAACCATTTACTTGTGAGCATGTCTTGAAATTTAGGAAACATGCGAACATAACCAGAAGCCTGATTTAAAGAATTGCCCATTCTATTTTTTGCGTAACTATACGGCAAATATTCATTCAACAGTTTAAGAGATGACTGATTCACACCAAACTGTTCGTATTCAGTCGTTCGATTCATAATATCAAGTTTCAATAGTTCAGATGCGTATGCTCCATTATTCATGCTATCCAAAACATCAAATACTTGTTTAAATTCCATCTCATCTAATTTATCATGTCTTGATCCGATGGATTCTAAGAAGTTTTGATTTTTTGGTGAGTAATAAATTGTTTTCTTTGCTGGTCTGGAATATAAACTGCTCAAGGAAACAAAATTAAAGCCATTGATGTTCTCGTAAAACATGTATCCAGGAGATAAATCTTTTGGATTTATTGCAAAGGATGCAATCCAATTGATAGCCTCAAATGGTCTTAAGTTTGGAACAATTAGAGGACTTTTTTCTGGATTAATTAGTAGGCTTGATTGCTCGATGTTATCATCGGTTAGTTTTTCTGGAGAAATCTTTAAAAAATTTCTAGAAATAATTTTAATAATATCTGAAAGTCTACTCTCCTTAAATGATTTGGAGATGTAGTATTGTTGATTCAACATGAATTCTTCAGAGCAGAAATGCAATTTAAAAGTTGCATTTGATGTTCCACGCAAAGTATAATCACTTATCTTGTAGATTCTAAAAACTTTTTGATACCTTTGCATTCCAGGTGTGCTAAATGCGACAGAAATAAATTCGTTTCCGTGCATCTTCAATCTGTTTAGCAAATCATTTGAGTCAACAAGAGTCGCATCACCACTGATGACATTGTTGAACAGATCCTCGTATAAATTTATTTCTTGAAAAACGAAATCGACGTCAATGTTAACCCCAAGACAATTGATTAACTTTAATTCTGTTAAAGAAAAATCATACTCAGAGTACAGACCATCACCAGCTGATCTTCCGCTCGAATTAACATCTTTCATATTATTTTGCCAGCATTAATGAACTAAATTGATTCTCAATAGCACCGATTATTGAAGACTGTGGCACTATAATTTTTCTTCGCTCTTCGTTTAATTCAACCTCATAATCATAATATGATACAGGAGAAACTGTTGTTGCAATTGTCATTTGAGCATTTCCGCCAGTCACTGAACTTACAACATTAAATGTATTCGAATAAGAAGTATTTGTGTTGAGAGCAATTACAGTATTTGTTGAGTAATTAAATCCATTTGCTGTGATTCTATACTTTTTGACTTCAGAAAATGTTGGATCATCTGAGTTTGTTTTTGTCTCTGTTACTTCATAATGACTTACAGTGTTAACAGCCCACTGGTATCCATCTAAGTTGTTTGTGATTGCAATAACAGTATGTGTTTGCGCTGCCGAGTTAGCAGTTACACCTTTAATGGTGCTACCATTTGCAAACATCTGAGAAGGAAATTTTAATTTTAAAACTTTATTTGTTGAATCATAGGCGACAATTGTTGCATCTGCTGTTGATTTATCGTAAGTAGATGCCCCCTGATAGACAATCTCACCTGCAGTATAATAGGTTCCTGGAGTTGCATACGACTCCGCAGTGCTCAAACTTACATTAATTGATCCATACTTTTGTTTGATATATTTTTCAAAGTCATATGGACCTAGTGGCCAATCAAATTGAGGATCAATGATTTGATTGACAAGAAAAAGAATCCAATGTTTCTCAGGATTTCCATAAACTCTGTTCGCAATTTGCTCTGCTGTTTCTTCACCCTTTACTTCATATTTAAAAAATAAACTTTGATTTGACAGAATAGAGTCGATAAATTTAACTCTAGCGAGCATATCTGGAACAATTTTTGCATTTGTTCCTTCTTTATTGATAGAGTATAATACTCTTGGAAATTTTGAGAAATAAGACATTAGTAACCGTTCTTAATATCGTTTTTAGTGAGAACGACGCTTTCTATAAATTCAAGATCAAGGCTTATAGAAACTGGAGTGCCGTCTTGGTGTGTTGCAAAGGTATCTAACTGCGCTGCATAGTTTGTGTTGATCGAGGCTATCATGCATGTCGTAACTCTAGGCATCGCTAAATTTTCTACAAATTTTCCTGTGCTATCTCTACGAAGGAACTGAATTTCGAAATGATTTGGTGGAACCAAATATCGAGTTCCGCTACCTTCTGCAGCTGTGCCCTGTCCACCAGCATTCTCAGAGTGTGAATGGAATCTGAAGGTCTTAATGATTTTCTTAACTTCTTCTGCTTCTTTTAAATTTCTTGGAGCAAATCTAAATTGGAACAAGAAGGATCTTGGTTGCGTTCCACCGTATGTCATTTCAAGCATCGGATTTAATGCATAACCGAGTCCTGATAGAATCGCTTCAGTTGATCGTGTCCCAAATATTCCTGCTCTTCCAGCCAGCTCTGCAAATACTTCTGTTCTTCCTAAAGCAGATCCAAGTCCACCTAAAGCAGCAGGAAATCCTGCGGAATATAGTCCTGCTCTACCTGAAGCCTGATTAATAGAAATTGATTGATAATCATGTTTGTCTTGATTGATTACTGTATCAGGCATATACAAAGTGATTGAACTGTCTAATTCAACTGTTCTTTGTCCATAGGAAATGTCGCGACCACCAGTAAAAAATTCGATTCCATTTGCTCCAATTCCAATCAAATCTTCTGTAACTGTACCGATATTAAATTTAGAAGATTGAACTAGTGAACTTCTAAACAAAAAAGAACTATTAAACC